GCTGGATCGTATCAAGGATCCCAGCGATGTTATTTTAAAATACAGTACAAACTTAACAGATCTTGAAGCAAAGAAAGGACGTAATGTATTGAATCTTTGGAAAAAATTCAAGTCAGTGCGTTTAACAATCAGTATAGATGGCTACGATGAACTTAATGCTTATATTAGACACGGTTCTGTATGGAACGACATAAAAGAAAATATACAACAGTCCAAAGAAAGTTTGGGTGATAAGTTAGATTACATAAAGGCAAGTACTTGTATATCTGCACTTAATGTAGAGTACTTAGTTGAAACATTTGAAGCAATAGACACTGACTTTGACATAATGTGGCACACAAGCCGTTTACAATGGCCTACTTTTTTACATGCAAATGTTCTGCCAATAGAAAGACTGACAGCGGCAAAGTCAAAGTTGATTGTAAAGTTTAAATCAATGCAAGAAAATTCTATTAGAGAAATCAATAATAAGAGACATATAGCTGACGCAATAAGCTGGATAGACGAGTGTATAGATACAAATAAATATGACGTAAGTTTTGAAAAGTTTCAAAAATTCAATGAAATATTAGATGTAAAAAGAAAAGAAACATTTACAGGAAAATAATTAATGGCATACTACGATTATTATCACTTAAATAAAATCGGCTTCGGTATGGCATGGCTGGACATAACTGATTATATCAAGGACTCTACTGCGCTTGCGCTGTCTAAAAACATAACGGAATACTGGGTTCAGGAAAATGAAAACTATTATCTTCCAACAACGTGCAATAAAGATCCGGATGCTATTTTAAAATGGGCAGATGTTGCCGGATTAAAATATTTGATGATTGTAGCCATGGGCACTAATCTCAGCAAGAATGATAATTTTTATCACGTACTTCCAAAGTTTCTAGAAAATAATCCCAACTTTGCAGTTGCAGGACATATATTAGACAAAGGCGATAAGTTCTACGAATTGCACCATCAATGTTTTATTATTAACATGGATTGGTGGCGGTCAAATGGTCAACCATTGATAGGCAAAGAAGAATTTAGCATCCCATGGTCCACGGTTAAACCAATACGCAGTGAAGAAAATTGGCATGATGGATATACGCCACATTGGATCGCTCAGGGCAATGCCATTGAAAATTACGCAGGAAAACGATTTGGCTGGAACATAATCGACACTGCATTAAAGTCTGGCAGCTCTGTAGTTAGTTTCAATGAGTCTATGAGAGAAAGTAAGTATTATATATATCCAGAAGTTGCCAAAGACTTTCATTCCAAAATTTCAGACGTGTTAGAAAGTTTACAAGGCTATGGTCACTTTGCGGCAAATACAGAGTCGCCTCCGGAAAAATTATTAGACACAGACATGCAGGGAGTAATATGTACCGCAGGAGGTATAACTCCGTTGCTCATGGCATACACAGCTGGATTAAAACCCGGCGGCAAAGTCACAGTTTTTGATTTTAGTCCAGTTTCATTGGCAATACAACGACGACTTCGAGAAATCAACTGCAACTATTCAAATTTTAAAACAACTTTGTACAGCTTGTTTACAGAATTAGACCTGGTACCTATGATGAAAGCTGATCGCAATTTAGATAGAATGCAGGAAATTATAAATGAAATGATGCCACAGGGCTTAGAAGATTTCATTAAAAATGTATGGCCAAATTTAAATGTAATATTTGAGCCGTGTAATTTATTTAATGTTAATCAAGTAAAGAATGTACTTGTAAGTAAACATGTCGGTGAAAAAACATATGTACATTTAACAAATATATTGCACTATCAGAACACTGCATGGTTGTTCAGTGCAGTATCCAGGTATAGACTAGAACAAGATATTGTTGTTAAATTTTCTGATGCTGGCATGGATACGTTTCAATTGTATCAAAACAGGCCAGGAATCAAGTCAAGTTGGAGGAATGAAACTCCTAGACAAATACTTGACGATCCAGATCAATTCTTACACCGAGTTAAAACACTGGAGATATTACCATGGATAACGAAGTAACAGAATTTTTCGACGAGTGGAAATACTTTTCACACTATAGTTCATTAAATACACGCCCTAAAAAGTTTTCTAATTGGATATCAGATAGGCAGTTAATGAAAGATTACTTTGGCTGGATAGAAAAAGAAAGCAACTGCCCTAGTCTTAAGTTGGACTTGCCGTTGCCACAAAAAGAAATAGAAGCCGAAGCTTTATCTTTAATGGATGAGTTTGTAAAACACAGAGGCAACGAGCATCCTGGTTGGCATAGTCTTGTAATTCACGGCTATGACAAATATACCACCGATGACTGGCGCAGTAAAGCATATAACTTCACAGAACAACCAGTGTATACGTGGACTGATATTGCAGACGTTTGTCCTGTAACTGTTGATTGGTTAAAAAATACATGGAATTTCAACCATTTTGATCGTGTTAGGTTTATGCTTTTATTGCCGGGTGGCTATATTAAACCACATGCTGACTATGAAGTTCGTAAAATGGCAGCATACAATATTGCCATTAATAATCCAGACGGAGTTGAATTTGTCATGGAGGATGCTGGACTGATACCGTGGTTACCAGGCGATGCAAGAGCAATAGACATAGGTAGACGTCACAGTGTTAGACACCTGGGATCAGAACCTAGAATTCATATGATTATACACGGCGCACCAGGATCGAAACATGCAGAAGTCATGTGTAGAAGTTACGATTTATTATTAGAAGAATTAAATGCAAAGTAAAACATTCTGTATCCTACCATGGATGCATTTAGCAACCAACGCCAGCGGCAACCTAAGAGTATGCTGTAATAGCACGCCTGGAAAAAACTTTATTTTACGCAATGGAACAAACAAAGCGTATAAGATCACAGATCCTGACATGCAAGATTTCTGGCACAGTGACACTATGAAGAAAATTCGCAGTGAACTACTAACAGATCAAAGGCCTGCAATGTGCGAACGTTGCTTTAGAGAGGAAGACAGCGGTGTACGTAGTTCAAGATTAGCCTGGAATGAAAAGTATATGTTTGACTATGAACCTACTGCAACTCCTGAACTTACAGTACAATATATTGATATACGCTTGGGCAACTTGTGCAATTTAAAATGCCGCATGTGTAATCCATATGCTAGTAATCAATGGGTAGACGAATGGCATCTAGTCGAACAACAGTTAACCGACTCTGAAATCAAACGTCTCAGTAGCATGGATTGGCCCAATGACGACATAGTTGCAGTCAACTTGTTAAAGTTAGCAAATACCATTGAAGAGATTTATCTAACAGGTGGCGAGCCAACTTTGGCATTGAGTCAATATAAACTATTTGATAAGTTAATTGAATTAGATCTTGCTAAAAACATTACTTTAAAGTACAATACAAATTGTACTAATTTGCCCAAGAAACTAGTGAATTATTGGCAACATTTTAAGAAGATTAAAATCAATGCAAGCATAGATGCTCATGGTGATCTCAATAGATATATTAGATATCCCACAGGCTGGGCTTTAGTGGAAAAGAATCTTGCTACTTTTATTGAGATGAGTAAACAGGGCAAGATAGATCTTCAAGTTCATTGTACAGTACAGGTATACAATGTATTACAATTAGACAAGTTTTTTGATTATCTCACCGACTTGTCTATAACTGATATACACTTAAACATATTGGATCACCCTGATTATTTAAATGTACGCATCCTGCCCGAAAATTTAAAAAAGCTGGCAATACAACGACTGCAACCTTATTTGCATATTAAAAGGGTGACGTCATTAATAGATTACATGATGGCAGAAGACTGGAATAATAAATGGCCTGCTTTTGTCAAGTACACAACAACTTTAGATGCAAGTAGAGATGAAGCTATATCCAAGCTAGTACCAGAACTAAATGATACCTGATAAAGTTTGTTTAATTCCATTTGTAAGTATAGCTACACATCCTGCTGGTTTTATAAGTAGATGCATGATGAGTTCAACGCCCATGGGACTAATGACAGACCAAAATGTCTGGGACAACGGAAAGTTTGTGCAATTACGCACAGACATGGTGGATGGAGTTTGGAATCTACCAGGCTGTAATACCTGTCACGAGCGAGAGAAACAGGGCGTGGCGAGCCAGCGCCTTAATTGGAAAAATAATGAGCGTTGGTGGAATGGTGATATATGGGACAGTAAAGACTTTGAAAACAGCAAAACTGGAAATAACATATATCATTTGTTTTTAAACACCAGTAATTTGTGCAATTTTAAATGTAGAATGTGCAACAGCATGTTCAGCAACAGTTGGATCAATGACGATAAGTTGCTGAGAGACAATGGATTCCAGCGAGAAGAATATGTAGACTACACAAAGAATAGAAATGACTTAATGACATTTGTCACCAACTTATTGCCACAATTAACAGATCTTCGTATGATAACTGTAACAGGCGGAGAACCTTTTATTAACAATGATTTACTGGATGTATTTGATGTTCTGGACAATTCGGGTATACTAAAGAATGTTAGACTGAGTATAACAACCAATGGTAGTTTGCTACGGGAAGAACATTTATTACGTTTACGCAAAGCAAAATCAGTTAATATTAATATCAGTGTAGATGGCACGGGCAAGTTATTCGAATATATGAGAGGCGGGGAACAATGCACTTGGGAAGAACTCACAGGTAAAATAGACATGTTATGTAAATTTAGAAACGAGTACAAGAACTTTTTATTCAGTCCCAATGCCAGCTATCAAATATACAATATGCTAAATGTAAAAGAGTTTTACGACTGGGCAGAACCTCTTATTAAACGACCCGTCGAGTGGATAGAATATAGATTACTTACACACCCACAATACTTGCATGTTGCCACAGCACCAGATAGTATTAAACAAAAAGCTCTTGCACAAATAGAGTATGTAGAACAAAAATACGATACTGCTAATAAATTCTTTTTGGATAATATGAAAAAAAATCTTACTATGACAAAAACAAGTGCAAATTGGCATGATTTTAAAAAGTTTACATCATTATTAGATAATAAACGCAATCAAAGTCTACGGGATGTCTGCCCGGAATTATATGAAAACTTTACTGTTTGATAGGATACAGGCAGATCCTGATTGGGTAATCATTGATTGGACAATGACCAACGTATGTAACTATGCCTGTGAATATTGTCCCAGCATAATACATGATGGTAGTTTTGGTTGGCCCAGTTTAGACAGCATTGATTACACTACACGCGAGTTACAATCACACTATGGAAAAGGCCGGCGACTCGAATATACATTACTGGGCGGCGAACTTGCTATATGGAAAAAACTACCCGAAGCCATAGATATAATTAAAAAGAATAGTCCAGATAGTAATATTAAATTTATTACCAATGGAGTAATGCCTGAAGACTATTGGCGTAGAATAGGCACACAAGTATCTTCGGTGGTGTTTAGTTATCATCCTACACAGGTCAAAAGCGTGGAGAAGTTTGTAGAAAGTATAAATGCTTTGGACAATGAATACAAGACTATATTGGTTCTTGCTTGGCCAGCAGTTTGGGATAAGGTACTCGAAGCTCGAGAGTACATATTAAACAATGTCAAAGAGTTTACCAGTTTGGAATTAAAATTAGTGGATAACAGATACGAAGCTGTTGCAGATAGCAAAGTATTATATACACAAGAACAAATGGACTATATACAAGCAAACAGAAAAGTAGCCAAGTCCAGAAAGAGTATATATAAGTCTAGTTTTACATATTTAAGGCAACAACGCTTACAAGAAGTCACAGGCCAGATACTTGTGGATGAACAAAACAAATTTAAAGATTGGAGCTGTGGTATAGGAGTTGATAAAATAACACTTGATGCCAATGGCACAATACGCAGGGGCAGCGGATGTATGATAGGCACCGACGAAGATTTTGGTAATTGGAAAGAATCAAATATTATGAACTTACCTATTTCCGGAGTAATTTGTCCTTATAACACTTGTTGGTGTATGCCAGATTTGATGGCAACAAAAAATAAATATGTATAATGAATATACAAGATCTTCCATTACGCAAATTACAATTAGAAGCGGCTCGCATTATAAGTACAATGCCAGCAACCAACGACAATATCTATATTTTTAACAAAGAAAGTAGACATAACAGTCAAGGTTGGTATATCGCAGCCATAGAATGGTATGTCAAGCAATACGGCGGCATGCCCAGCGACGTTGGCCCGGGCAAGGACGTAAAATTTATCTACGAACAAAATGAGTGATTTAAAAACCAGTGATTATGACTTTACTAAGATTCCGTTTAAGGATCTAGTTAGAGTCGGACAAAGGACAATGCTATACCGCGATATGTTTACCGTATCGTGGCTATTGGGACGTTATTGTAACTATCGTTGTAGTTATTGCTGGCCCTATGCCCGCAGTGATACCAAGGACCATCGTCCAACTCCGTTGATGTTACATACTGTGGATGAGATCAAACGTCAATCGAGGGAAAACGGATTTAATAGTTTCCACTTTAGTCTAAGTGGTGGCGAACCAACATTCCATCCTGCTTACATTGATATCCTTAATCACTTAAACAATGATGCGGCTAATACAAACTATACCAGTGTACATATGACATCGAACATGAGCCGGCCTCTTAAATGGTTTGAAGAAAAGTATGTGCCAGCCGTTAAGAATTTTCACCGTGCTAGTATCACAGCAAGTTGCCATCGCGAACATGTGGACACTGATAAAAAGGTAGAAGAGTTTGCCGACAAGTTGGTGTTATGCCAAGAGTATGACACACAGATAACTATTAACATGGTCATGGTTCCGGAGCAGTTCAATGAGATATATGATCTAAGTTTGTATTTTCATAATAGAGGTATTAACGTTACGCTCAAGCCGCAAAGCGATCCTACAGCAAGTAGAGTAGTAGACGGTTATACACCCGAGATGTTGGCCAAGTTACACAATGGTATGCCGCAACGTGCTTACACAGAAGAAAAAGCATTGGCAGCAGGTCTTGTTCAACGTCCAAAACCTACTTTTATAATTGATAAAGCTGATCCTAGTCGTAAAAAACAAGTTGACATCGATCCGCATTATCAAATTGAGTTTGTTGATAAAGAAGGAAATCCATGGTTCATGGATCAGGCAGAACGTTTTAACGCATTCAACTTTAACAACTTCAATGGTTGGGAGTGTAGTAGTGGCTATCGAAGTATTATTATCCGTGAACCAGATGGCACAGTAAAACGTAGTTACAGTTGCAGTGAAGTTCCATTAGGACACATCGAAACCGGCTTCAAGTTATACGATAAACCAATGCCCTGTGGGGGAACAAGTTGTGTGAGCAGTGCCGACAGTAAGATTCCAAAACGTGCGCCAGGCACTAAACTGCCTTTATTCCCAGGAGATACAACATTCTTATGAAAATATTAATATCAGGTAATCCAGATTTTGGTCTAGCAGAGGCACTAAATTTAGAGTTAACACAACATGAATTAACATTTGTAAGTAGAACAACTCATAATTTAGATTTAACCAAAGCAGAGAATCAACAAGTATTTGCCGAGATGAGTGTTGATTATGATGCAGTAATTATTAATAGTGCATTATGGAAGTTTAATCAAGTTTTGTTACTCGAAGCGGTATACAAGAAACTTAAACTAGCAGGCAAACAAACTTTGATTATTTGTATAGGTAGTACCACTGACAGAGTGATGAAAGCCACAGATTGGCTTTATAATGCTGAAAAGAAAGCATTACGAGATTACGCTAATAGTCTAGGCATGTCTGGAGTATGGGCAAAGAACCCCAGAGTCACATTGATTAGTTTTGGTAGTTTAAGTAATGTACAAGCAAAACACCCTGATAGGAAAACAATTCCTATCAGGAGTGCGGCTAGTTACATTAAATGGATTTTAGAACAACCCGGTGAGTTTCATATAAATGAAATCAGCATTGATCCTTTACAGGCCTAATTTTTCTTTAAACTCTTTTAGTTCACGAACACCAAGCCCTGCGTCTTGACCCAGGGCTTTTTCGTCATTGCCGTATTTTGTAACCATAGTAGCCCATTTTTCTTTGCTGATTAAACTCTTGACAAGCTGATATTCTCCAGTACTCAACTTAACTGAGTTAACAGCGTAGTCTTCAAATGCCGAACAAGCTTCTGGAAATAATGGTTTGACTAGGTCATACATTGCACCTGCAAACTCTCTGATCTCCCATTGTGCATGTGGATCCATACGCAAACGAGCCATGTGCAGAAAGTTCTTCAAGTTGGCTTTCCAATACAATTCTGTATATCCGCCTACTGGAAGCACACTTCTAGCCAACTCACGTGCCAGTCCAGAATCTTCCTTGCCCAGCAAACTCTCATATTCTTTGTATGCATTATGAAAGCTACGTTGGAAGGCATGTTGTACGCCACGCTTTTCATCAAAGCCCCACTCAGCTTCTTCACGGCCCTGCTTGTTAGTTGTGCTTTGCTTTTGAATTTGTTCAAACTCAGGAATGTAAAACTCATCTGTGAGTACACTATAGCGAGCACTGTATTCGTTCATGCTGGCAGTACGATGCCGTACAAGTTGTCGCATAACAAAGATAGGAAGTTTAATGTGGAACTTTACTTCACACATTTCAAAAGGTGTTGTATGTTCGTGACGCATTAGATAACGTATTAAGTTTCTATCGTCTTGAACTTGTTTTGTGCCAGCACCATAACTAACACGAGCGGCTTGAACGATTGCGCTGTCACTGCCCATATGATCTACTAGACCTACAAAACCATGATCCAATACTGGAACATAGTTTACATCTTTTTCAAAATCAATCTCTTTTCTTAGTGTCATTTATAACTTCTTTAAAAGTATTATTTTACTTTAAAATAATATAGTTGTCAAGTCCTTGTATTTCTTTATATTCTTTTAACTCTGCCAAAATCTGCTTTACTGATTTAGTGGGCTCATTCCCTAGAGGTATTCTACCGCTTTCCACTAGCTCAAAATTTTTAATACCAAGTTTTTTGCTTAATTTGTAACCTTCCAAAACATCATCTTGATTAGATTTAAACAATATCCATTTCCATTTCGTATGACACAACGATTCACTCATGATAGTCATGGCATCCAATATGCTATCCCAATTAGAATTTATTCTGTAAATGTGATTACTATGTTTTAATCCGTCTACACTGAAACAAATAGAATCGCGTTCACTGAGGATTAACGACAATTTATTCCACCATTCTTTGCTTCTAAGATTGCCCGCAGTTTCTATGTGAATTGATTTATTATAACGATGGCAAACATCAATTATATCAAATAGTCTGCTATGGTAAATTGGATCACCATAACCACCACAAAAATTAAATTTTCTTATGCTAGGAGTTTGGCTGGCTAATTTTTCTATAATTTCTATATCTAACTCACCAAAATTCCATTTGTTTTTAGTTTCTTCTTTATCAATAGTTCTAGCACATTCAGGGCATAGTAGTGTACATTTTGAAGTTAGTTCTAATTCTATTTCGCGAGATTTTAATTTATACATAAAATTATAAAATAATATACTTATTAATGTAGTCGTCTATTTCCGATGAATCTATGAGGTAGTCTTGCCGCTGTGATCGCCGCTCTGCATTACACCATCGTTTGCATATATCAAACGAATTTTCGCTTAATATTTTTGATTTTATTAATCTATAAGCATCGGATGAATAAATTTCATCAACAGTATGATGATATAAATTTAATTGTGAATATTTTTCTTTGCCTAGAAATTCAATAGTGTCAGAACTCGTACTTGCCCAACAACATGGGAGAAGTGACCCGTCTGATTTCACAAATGGGCTTGTTGTTTTATTAAGGCAAGCAGGTTTTATTGACATAAGTATGAACATTTAATTCATATATATTTAGCACTATGCCTGCCTCTCATCTCCAAATTGGCTGGTTAATATACCACGTACATACTTTATGACGCGATTCTTGATTTTACTGCTATCAATAAAAACTTCAATGTCTTGAATATTATCACGCAAGTGCTCTAGACCCTGTGCTTTGAGAATTTCGCCGGCATCTTTTAAACCCGCTAATTCTTCTTGATTGAATTCAAGAACATCTCCATTTATAAGTGTAAGTTGAATGTGTGTTATATATTCTATAGGAACTTCTTCCATGACAACATCTTTAAGGATTTCTTCAAAACTTCTATCCTTTTTCCTAATAGCCATGTCTCGGGTTCCTTACTTACTTTTTTTTGTTGTATGCTCGCTTAGGCTTCGAAGCCTCAGCAATCTGCGTGGCTATTGTCGCCGCTGGATCTAAATTGTCTGCTTCTTTAAGCAACCGTTCTGCTTCTTTACGAAAGAAGGCAGCTTGTCCACGCATTTGATTAGCAATATCTTTTTCATCCAGTATACCAGCAGGCTTGCCTTCTGGTGCTGGTTGACTAATGTCACCACTGGTTGTTCTACCTGCCTGATCTAATTTTTGGTTAAGATCACTGAGTAGAATTTTATGTTCTAATGTCGGCAACATCATAATTTCACTGGTTAGATATTTGATCATCCAACCACTTTGGTGGCTACCTTCTAAGATAGTTCTTCCATCATGAAATTGTATACGTTGAGCATATTTGTAGAAATCCATGTCTTCTTGGGCACTATCACTTTCAACAGCGTTGATTAAGTCATCGTGATAAAGATTTGGAATATCTTCTGTTTGTATAACAAGGCAAGAAGATGTGTCATTGGGTATTGTTCTAAATACAACAACACATTTCTTACCAGTGCTAACAACTTGCCCTACATGTTTAGTAAACTTAGGCATAGTTAATTCCTAATTAGGCTTGTTCTACAGGTGCTTCAGCGGCAACTTCTGCTTCCAGAGCAGGTGCTTCTGATACAGCTTCAGTAGGTGCTTGACCTTCTGCGGCAGCTTGAGCGGCAGCGGCAGCGGCTTCTTCTTGTTGCTTTTTAGCTTCTAACAAGAAGTTGTTTAGCTTAGTAGCTGTTTCTCCAACTGCACCAATTTCTAGTACGCTGAAAGCACCACGTTTAACTGCGACATCGATTGCGGCTAATAGTGTAGATAGATCTGTCAAGTTCATTTAAATTCTCCTTAAGGTTGATATATTATATACCTATTTTATTTATAGCATATGTTCTTATTATAACACACTTCCTGCACACAGTCAAAAAAATAGGACCCGAAGGTCCTATTTAAAAATAATAAAATTAAACTGTTTCGTTGTCAAATGTGTAATGTGCAGTTACACCAAAAGGTGCTTCTATCTGTTCATTACCATGTACAACAAACAACGTGTCGCAGTAGTTTTCATCGCCCCAACTGTCATACGGGTAGCCATCCGTAAACATAATAAACTGTTTGGGCTCAATGTCGTTGTCTTTCATGTATCTCCAGCAAGCGTCAAAGTCTGTTCCGCCGCCACCCATTGTTTCGTAGGTACTGATATCATCTCCATAGTCATCGCTGAATGTCACAGGATTATATACTTCTGTATCAAAACAAAATACATGTATTTTGTAACTGTTGTACAAGTCCATCATACCTTTGACTTCTGACAAGAAATCCTGTGCCATCTCATCGCTAATACTGCCCGACATGTCAATGGCAACTACTATATCCAATTCTTCTGCTGGCAACATGCCGGGCAATACTGCACCGGTATGCCAGCCCTTGCGGCTAGGACGCATAAAGCTATAGTTATTTTTTAAACTGGATTCTAATTGTATACGCAACAGGTCTTGCCAACGCATCTTGGGAGCAGTAAAGTTATTAATAAGACGTTTGATACCGCTCGGGACGTTACCTGCGCCTGCCGCTTGAGCACTTTGCAGGATAGCTTCCTTCATTTCATCACGCATTTTCTTAGCAGTCTCTTCGTCAATCTTAATGCCACTGGACTTACTCTTGCCGTCACTGCCCTTGCCATCTTCGCCTTCTTCACCACTGCCGTCCATGTGCATGTCCAAAGTAACTTGTATCTTAACAGCGTTCTTAAACAAGTCGTCATAGACTTCTTCTGTGGTCATGTCACGGAATTTAGGATCCCACAGGATTGGCACCTTAGTAATCTTCTTACCAACATTGTTTTGGATAAGCATGTCGTTGATAAGATAGTCACCTGCCATGTTCCATAACTGTGGATCTCTATCTCCACGACGTCCCATGTGGTCATAGACAATGTGTCCGACTTCGTGTCCAAACAAGAACACTAGTTCTTCATCGTCTAAACTTTCAATAAACTTTTCGCAATAGTAAAAGTGGCGACCATCTGTGGCGGCAGTTGTCAGCCAGTCACTGTTCTCTACCAATTTAAGACGAGTTGCTAAGTTACCCCAGAAAGGATGTTTAAGCAACATCTTAACACGGGCTTTAGTAAGTCTATCTTTAGTTGTAAATTTCATATTGTGCTCCTGTATGTATCTATTATACACTTAACTTTATTTAATGTCAATTAAAGTCCGAATTTTAAACGGCAAAGAAAAGCTGACTCTGGTTCTTTAAACCAAATGGTCTTGGTACCCAATGGTGCATAGTAATGCAAGGGTTTGATACTCATTGATCTGCACCATTTGATTAACTCGTTTCTTGTTCGACCATCTGTGTAGTCTATCTCCGACCAAGTAGTCCTTGCAAGGTCAAAATAGTCAATGATACTGTCTCGTGTAAGTTCACCTGGACCAAACACACTTCTAACATAATCCATATTACCGTAGACCAATTCTAACATTTCAGACCGGAAAGGGATACCCCTTTCCTTGTCTATAGTTATATATTCCAAGTGAGCCTTGAGCTCGTCTTCAATATCAATTGCTGACATCCACTACCAAGTGAGCATAGCGTTTGAAGAAGTCCGGGAAGTTCTTCAACTTCTTGTGGTCAAAGGGCAAGTTATAGTTCTTAAGTGCTGTATGAGCACCCATAATAACCATCTCTGCCTCAAAATTATCCATCATAAACTGGATAAAGTTCTCACAGTTAGTATGCCAAGTATTTAGGTTACCTGACTTCTTAGCACTCTCGTAGCCGTCTTTCAACTCGTAGCACATACCAGTTGTCAAACTATACATAGCACTAATTTCTTTGGTCTTCAACTCTTTAACTTTACCTGACAGCACGTCTGTAGGAGTAGGCAAGTCTGCGGCAATCTTACGATGAGCCATAAACTTAATTGCAAGACCTTCACCAACACAACCTGCTACAGTATCCGTCTGCTCGTTGTCTGTCATGTCGTCGTCAAGCAAGTCGCTGACGAACATCCAACTACGTGGAGTAGCAAAACTGCGGTCATGTACAGTGGGATCAAAGTTGTACAGGTCTGCTTTTTGGTAGTTTAGGTAACCTACCACGTCTGGGTGGATACGGTTTTGTAGTGCCCAAACATTCCAGTCTGCAAAGTCTACACGAAGTTCAAAGTGAACAAAGCGGTTAGCCAATGGAGTAGGCATACGATAAGTAACACCTTTGTCTGTCATACGGTTACCAGCCGCCATAATAACTACATTGTCTGGCAGTTCATATGTGCCTACTTTGCGGTTAAGGATAAGTTGGTAAGCCGCGGCCTGTACAGCAGGAGCCGCACCTGCAAGCTCGTCCAGGAATAACACTACCACAGGATGCTTGGAGGCAAACTCTTTAGTAGGCAACTCTGCTGGAGGAGCCCAGCTCATTACATTTTCTTTTGCGTTATAATAAGGAATACCTTTAATGTCTGTAGGTTCCCACAAGTTTAAACGAACGTCAACGAGTGCGCCGCCCATTTCATCTGCCAACTGAGCGGCAAGGTCGGATTTACCTACGCCCGGAGGACCCCAAAGGAATACTGGACGCTTTTTCTTCATAGCATGGCGAACGAGACGCTTTGCTTCTGTTATCTTTACTGTACGGGGTTCGCCGACTCCGCCTTTATTTACTTTTGCCATTTAGCATACTCCTATAAATGTTTTGCTATGTGTCTATTGTAACGTCAAAACTATTTAATGTCAATTAACGATTCTTTGACATAGTGTGGATTAGACCTGTCTTAGTGTATGTGATAGTGCCGCCAGTTGAACTACGGACTTGGTCACCGACTTTAGGTGTTGTTACAGGTTGTGTCATTTTATTTCTTTACTACGTTTTTAAATTCTTTGTCAACATAGAACTGGATTAGTTCTCGTTGGATTTGTGTGATCAAGTCACCGTGAGCGTCGTTAAGTACAAACCGCACAGGACAATTACCCCATTTGCGGCTTGCGTTAAAGTCGGCAAACCATTTGCGATGTTCTTTATTGTTAGCATTAAACACCATAAATTGGCGACCATGCAACTGCAATGTGCTCATTATGATTTCCTAAAAAGAAGGATTGGGCACACTTCTGTGCCCATCCTAATTACTTGCCTGCTACTGCTACGAGGTCTTCCGCTGTGACGTCTGTGTCAGCAGGGATAGCAAAAAGGCTATTAGCCTTAACGTGCGCCAGTGCGGCATCTTTAGTCATTGCACTAGGCAACTCGAACAGTTCCACATTAGTGTGACCATTCTTGACCAAGTTCTTAATACGACTAGCAAAGTCGTTGGCAAAACGAACTTTAGTTTTGCCATTAAGTGTTGAAACGCCAACTACTGTAAAAGTTTTAGATGTAGCCATTTTAGATTCTCTTTCTCTGTGTGTAAAAACATGTGTACGGTGAACCATTCACCGTATCACTATTGTATGCTCAATCACCTTTTGTGTCAATTACTACTTTTGCCAATTTTTTACGGTTGTAAACTTTTTGGCTAGCAACGACCTGCGGGCGATAAGCACCGTTATGAAACAAGAACTCAGCACGGCGTTTCTGTTTAGGAACTTTAGCAGTAATGATTTCTCGCTTCATAATTCTCTCCATTAAAGTGTTATTATAACACCAAAATTATTTTGTGTCAAATTTCTCTAGCATCTCTAGGATGGCACGGTCTGCGTCATCAGTGTGAGCAACGTCATCGTCCAGTGTCAAAGAGTGTACAGCCAATCGAGAAAGTTCAGTTTGGATCAGTTTCATAGCATACGCCATGTTAACTTGATCAGCCCATTCGCACCAATCTCGAATAGTGTCCTTGTCAGATTGCATAAAAAATTCTAAATTTTCTTTATCAAATTTGTTCATGATGTTTAAGAATTAATTGTTTCAAATGGGCTTAGTTCTTCTTGTTCGATTTCCTCAAAGACCCAAGTAATAGGAATTTCAAGTTGGCGAGCAATAGTCACTGGCAAATAACCAGCTTCTAGCATATCTTGTATATCAAATGTAAGTTCTGACATTCTACTCATAATTTTTCCTTAATAATCGTATTCGTAAAACTTAACATTGGGATCCAACTGGCGAAGTTGTTTTGCGGCAGAATTCAATTCTTTCCAACGACGGTTAACTTCTGTGCGTGGTAGTTCACCATCGCAGGTCAAGTTCTCTGGGCTAAGAGCGGAATCAATCATATCTGCTACTTTTTGGCGGCCAGCGGCAGTAGTGATTTCGTATTGAGGACCTTTGAAGATAGCGTTCCAATGATTCTTCTGGTCGATAAATTTTTGAAGTGCTTTCATGTTAACTCCTTGTTGCGATAATGTATTATACTGCCAAAACCAATTTGTGTCAATTAGTCCATTCGTGAACCAGCATAAACTTGCATGGCTGGGAAAGTATTTTTCATCACTGCTACGAATGCTTCTGCACCTGCTTCTTTGGCAGAAATGCTTTGTGTAAAAGACTGACTTGGATCCCAAAGTTGGAGACCACCGCTGTAAGATTTACTAAATCCGTTGGCTATCAGCGCCTTGCCCAATTTGGTTGAACCTTTTTCAAATACAGTAACCCAAGCAAAACCGCAGGCATCACGATCACCATGTTTAGCCAGAAATTGTTCCGTCTTACGACGAGCTTCAACTCGGCCTTGTGAAACAGCGGCTTCAACTAACTCTTTAAGATCTACTGACATTTTGAACTCCTGTTTTGTTTAACGATAATGTATTATACTGCCAAAACCAATTTGTGTCAATTACATTGACCAATACGTTTCGCTGGCAGGATTGCAAGCCCAAGGAGTGTCCCGGTCAATCTGCACATCCGCACCAGTCATCAAATTCTTCACTGTCTTCATTGTGGGGTGGCATTCAAACCTCCAGCCCCGGGTTGCAGGGTAAAGGTTGTAGAGTTCATTGCACTCACGGCGCATGCCTGCTTCGTCGCGGTCTCGCCACACTGTGGTGCTAATCAGGCGCTCACCTGTTTTAGCACGACGATCTTTTTTGTAGATGTACATGGTGTAGTCTTGTTTCATTTGGGGCTCCTTTTTGCTGTTGATGTGTTTATTATACAACCAAAACCAATTTGTGTCAATTAAAGGCTTTGACTAAACCGATTACGCATACAGAAATGGCTACGACATTGACCAACATCTGTGGTTTATTTACTGTACGATATGCCCAAGCGGCAAAGCATAGTCCACCTAGTAATCCGCACACAGGATCTAATCCCAATTCTCTAAAGAAGTTCATCAGCACATACATCGCAAGGATGAAAAATGTACCCGTCCATTGTAAGATATTGTTTACTTTTTCTTTGTTCATAACGTGATTATACACTCAAAATCAATTTATGTCAACAAATGAAAAATGGGCAATTAAGCCCATTTTTCTCTGTATGCTTGCATGGCCTTTTCACGGGCCAGCGCCAACCTTGTTGCTACATAATCACTGACTTCATCATCGTCTATGTCGACAAGTCTGGGTCTATGATAGCCACGATGAAATTCTACTTCACTTTCAAAGTTGTAGCATCCGCCATCTAGCTCAAAATTACTTGGCTGGAGTTGCGGCAGGCTTTGCAGGAGCCTTTTCGTCTGCTTTGACAGCAGGTGCTGATGCAGGTGTAGCACTTTTAGTGTCGGCTGGCTTACCTGCCTTTGCTTCGGCTGCTTTATCAGCTTTTGTCTTTGGCTTGTCAACCTTGGGCATTTCCTTAGGTGTAGCAGGAGCGGCAACTGCGGCAGCAGGCTTCTTAACTTCTTCTGTCTTGGCAGGTGCTTGTGCAAAAGCGGATGTTGCGGCAAATGCAACGATTAGAGTAGCGATAAGATTTTTCATTTTAAGTTTCCTTTTGGTTAATGAATTGTGGCGACATTTTTGTCCCTACATATATATAACGCGGCAGCTCAGTATTTCGTTGACATCTTTTTTAATTCTTCTTGCCAAATTGTATCTTCTGCTTGTAATAGTCTCGCCATTTCTTTACTTGTGATATGAACAAGTAATGCTCTGCGTGGAACATCAGTGTTATTTGGCATTGTGCTGTGAAGTGTGCGAGGATGGTAAATTAGTGCGTCACCCGTCGACATTTTGGGTTGTTCGACTCCTGCCAAAAACTCTTCATTGTATTTTCCAGCATAGCTGTCTTTGACCACCCAGCGAGTATTATGACTGTTTGGCAATAAGCCGGTACCACCATTCTTTGATGTAAATTCGCACAGTGGTAGAATACATTGTACACCTAATAATTCATTTTCGTTCCACCATTTGGGAAAACGATATGGACTGTCTATATGCGGTTTAATATGTGTATTACCTGGTTCATTGGTAATAATGTCTGCAATATATGAATCGGGTTTGTCAAAAAGTATCCCGACGGTATTGATAAGTCGACGAGTAACTTCTTGAACCTCTGGCCACCCGCTTAGTTCTTGGCTCCACCAAACAGCCAAGTCTTTACATTCTGCTACTTTATCAGCAGGGTAATACTTGTGGTCCATGGCATGGCCACGATGCGGAACTAGCAATTCAGTTTTTTTATTAATGTTATCGATAATAGTAGGATCTACTATATCTTTGAAAACCTTGTAGCCAATACCACAAAACAGTTCATTGAGCTGTTGTTTGTTCATAGTAGTATTTAACAATATTTTTAAATACAAATTTCATTTTTGCTTACTAAATAAATTATAAGATTATTTACCAAGTACTGTCAATGATAAACAAAAATTTAGGATACTATGTATGCAACGGGCAAGAATTCTCATCTAAGATAAAAGCATTATTATATAGCAATGAAGTAAATGAACCCGCCGAATGGATGTTCAATGATGAAATTTTTAAATCATATAATTGGAAAATAGAACCAGAAGAAACATTAGATGAGTTATATAATCGTCGAGCAAGACAATTAAGAAATGAATACGATTATGTTATATTGAGTTACAGCGGCGGCGCCGATAGTCACAATATTTTAATGAGCTTTGTGCGCCAAGGTCTACACATTGATGAAATACTTGTTAACCATTTTGAAAAAGCAGCTGGAAAATTCGTCGATTTAAATCCAGCAAATAAAGACGCGAAGAATGCCAATGCTGAACATTATCTGCAGACCCTGCCTAGATTAAAAGAGATTTCACCTAAAATACCCAAAACAAAAATTACCTTGGCAGACATGAGTGACCATCTCTTTGGATTAATGGAGAACACCGGAGATGCTAGTTGGATTCTTAGTAAAAGGGAAGGACTGAACCCAGCCGGTGCAACACGATTTAACTATTTGTATCTCACTGAAGTCCGTAAAAGATTTGACAAAGAAAAAAGCGTGTGTATGATTATAGGTGTCGAAAAACCTAAAATAATAATTCCCACAAAAGGTCCTTATAAAGATCATGTGATAATGAATTTCATTGACAGGTCGGCAAATCAACAAACTGTTTCAGAACATTTAACAGATTATAATAACAGTACAGCTGAATTTTTTTACTGGAGTCCAAATTGTGTGCCTTTATTGATTAAGCAATGCCATGTCATTAAAAAATATCTAGGCGCCAATCCAGAGATGCAAAAATTTTGGCATCTAGAAAATAATACATATCAAGTCTCGAGGCTAATTCATGAACCAATATTGAGAAGTTTATTGTACAGCACATGGGATGCATCTTACTGGCAAGCAGATAAATCAACGTCTGATTGGTACAGTGAATTTGATATTTGGTTTAAAGATGGATACTCTAATTCAAAAGCAGTTAATGTTTGGCAAGAAGGTGTGGATTATGTAAGTTCCAAATTATCGAACCATGTTCTTGAAAGCGGGGATGGATTAAAACGATTTAGAAAATATTATGACGCCGGCCTACTTCCTGGATTGTTGCCAGAATAGATGCCTAACTCTGTCAAAAAATACTATATAGGAAATTTAACTACAGATGAACAAGACACTAGGATATTATTCGTGTAACAATTTAGAATTTGATTCTAAGATTAAAGCATGTGTATATGCTTCCCAAGTAAATAAACCATTAAATTGGCATTTTAATAACGAAGAATTTAACAGATTTGATTGGACTATAGAGCCGGAAGAAACACTGGATCAACTGTATGACCGACGATCCAGGGAAATTCGTGAGAAATACGATTATGTTATTTTAAGCTATAGTGCAGGTAGCGATAGTCACAACATATTAGAATCATTTTTGCGGCAAGGACTGTTAATTGATGAGGTAGTTGTTAATCACATGTCCAAAGCTAATCGCTTAACTGTATTAGATACTAGTATTCGAGGAAGTTGGAATGCAAGCGCAGAATTTGAATTACAAACTATCGGCAGGTTACAATATATAAAAGATCAAAGTCCTAAAACTAAAATTACTGTATTAGATTTAAGCGATAACGTTTTTGATACTTTGAGAAAAGCAGGAAATGCGTCATGGGTAGAAACTAGTCGTGAGCCATTAAATGTTAGTGGTGCAACTCGTTACAATTACACATATTTTAAAGAAGTAAGAAATCAATTCGATCGTAGTAAGAGTATATGTGTAATATTAGGAATAGAAAAGCCTAGAACTTACATAGAAAAGAATAAATTCTATATACTATTCAGCGATAAGAGTGCTAATATTGCCAGTGCAAGCGACCATTTGATTGAATATGATAACGCTACAGTTGAGTATTTTTATTGGGCACCAAGCGCATTGCCAATATTGTGCAAGCAGGCGCATGTTATTAAAAAATGGTTAAGAGTATATCCCCAATATCAACCACTATGGAGCCCTGTTGATTTGATAGATTTGTTTACAAAACACCGACTGATACACGAAAGGATGTATAGAAAAATTATATACACAACGTGGAATGATTCCTGGTATCAAGCAGATAAGTCTACAAAAGATTGGAACAATGAATTTGATGACTGGTTTTCTTCACTATACAACGACACTCCTGAGTTTAAAATATGGCAAGAAGGAATAAATTATGTTGCAGAGAATGCAAAAAACTATGTTGTGACAGGCAAGCGTGATGGAGTAGTTAGCGGCCTCACAACTTTTTCAAATAAATATTTAATAGGAAACATGAATGAAAACATTTAAAACAATCGTGGCAATTGCCACATTAGCAACTGCGGCAGCGGCATCAGCAGCCGAAACTATTTCTATACTATGGGGATTTAACATTTCCTCAAATCAAGCACTAACATTAAGACACATCGCAGAAGATGCTAATAAGTCTCAATCAAAATACAATTTCATTATCGAATCTAAATCAGGGGCCGGCGGCAGCATTGCTGCCAATCATGTGTTACAGAATCCGAATAATACCGTAGTGGGGATGAGTTCTAGTTTCTTTATTAGACCGTCAGCAGAAACGACAGGTATCCATGACTTAGATAAATTTAAGCCAGTATTAGTGCAAGGCGGTGGCGCCCCTTTGGCTGTAGTTAGTAAAAAATATAAAAATATAAACGAGTTACTTCAGCAACCCAATCCAAGTATTGGTATTAGTGGCATAGGCGGCATATCTGATATTTTAGCTAGAATTCTTAAAGAAAAGAATCCTAACTTAGTCATTGTAAATTTTAAAGGTATGGTCGATGCTACAATAGCGGCTGCAGGCGGGCATGTAGATGCCGCAGTAACCTTTGTCATAGATGCTAAACCCATTATTGATGCTAAAGAAGTTTCAGTAATTGGATATACCGGTGTTCGAGATTTAGAAGAGTTCAAAGGACTACTCCTGACTAAACAAGGCATATCTGGAGTTGATAAGTTAGTGGCTAATTATGCTGTATTTGCATCTAACGAAATGCCCGTTGACAAATATAACGAAATTAATAAAATTTTAGCAAAGTCTACAGTTAGTAGCAAAGCATTAGAAGCATATCAAAAGGATTTAATTACACCAACTACTCTTTCAGTAGCAAAATACAACGATTGGTATATTAATGAAAGACAATATTGGAAGGAAATTGTAACTAGATTGATTAAAAATTGACGGTATAATAAGGCTCTGGTCTATAAATATGATTGTGTGGGAAACTGCTTGTTTCCATTTATAAACACAAATCTAATAGAAATGAAAAAATTAATCACTGCATTAAGTTTGCTATTGAGTCTAACGCAGGCAATGGCAAACAACATAGAGTTAACCGTTCATCATGCACCTGGCGGTCCGAGTGATGCTATTACCAGATTTATTGCCAAAGATTTACCTAATAACTATGTTGTTCAAAATCGACCCGGTGCTCAGGGTAGGATTGCAATGAAACAAGTACTCAAAGGCGAAAGTGTCATTACCGCCACAATGTCACAGATATATGTAACTAATCCAATGATTTTTAAAGACTTGGAATATAATCCAGAACGAGATTTAGAAATATTGGCCACGGTGGCAATCATGCCGAATCTTCTTGTCTGCGGCAAGAATGTAGGATTCAAGAACATTGATGATTTTGTAAAATACAACGGCAAGACTTTGAGCTTTGCTGTTAACGGTTACGGCAGCAATGAACACATTGCAACCGAATCCTTGTTAACGAAATTAAAGATGAAACATTTAATTATTCCATATGCTGCCGGCGGCAACAGAGGAGTAATTGATGTGTTGGCAGGAAATGTTGATTGTTCGTTTGCAAATTTGGCCGCCATAAAAGGCTTTATTGGCGATAACAGAATTAATATCTTATTGAGCAGTCATGATATTAGAATTAAAGGAATCCCGACATGGGACACACAATTTAAAGAATCATATCCGTATCAAAGCTATATTTGTTTAGTCGTTGCAAAAACGATGTCCGGCACCAATAAGAAAAAAATTGTCGATGATTTAAATAAAGTTTTTGCAAACAAGTCATTTAGGGAATCCGCGTTTAACTTGGGATTACTTCCAGTAGCAACGTCTGAAGTATGGTCAACTAATGCAGTATTAAAAAGCAATAGACTGCTTGAGTATTTTATAACCAACAATAAATTAAACATAAGTCAATGAAGAATATTATGTTAAAAGTTTGTCAATATTCGAGTTATTAACGACTCGATATGAAAAAGACATTAAAAACGCTAAAAAATAAATTTAAAGATAAATAAAGTAAACATATTCTAGGAGACAATTATGTTCAAATTCACAGTCACCACTGTAAGACCAACTGCAAATGCACCATTTTTTATTCATACGGCTGTGGGTCAAGTATACCAAGAGCTAATGACACAGGCGAAACAACAACGTCCCCAGGTTGCCGGGCCCGAGCGCCTTATTTCGTTCGAAAGAACCGAGTCAGAAGACGGCTTAACACTGATATCTGCTTACAGCTTTAACTCGGCCGAAAGTAAGATGAACTATTTTGACGAAGAGGCCGCCATAATCGCCGCCCAAGGCATGACACCATTCAAAGATACTCGTGATGAATACAACTTATTACATGGCCACGCAATTACAGTTGAAAATGAAGTTGTATAATTTATCATTTATTGGACCATAAATTTATATCGCCCGAATATAATGTAAACTCGAACGCATCCATTTCGCTGAACAATACTAATTGACGTTTGCTCAGGTAATATGGCCAATCCATGCGTTCGTCTAATAACAGTAGAGTCTTGTTTAATACTCTATATTCTTGTTTGAATTTTATTGGATACACTCGCCATAGACTTTTAGCCAGTTCAAAACCTGTACTGGTAAATCTGGTACCCTTGACATTTTTAAATATTTGAAAGAACTCTAATTCTTGTCCTACGGACTTTTTAAGTTGTTCGAATATTGCTTCACTTAACTGCTTTTTTGACAAGGTCTGACTCATTGACTAAAGACCCTTCTTTTAATTCTACTACAATAAAATCCGAACACTTGAACAACTTGTTCATTTTTTCCATTAGATTAAATGCGTGTCCTGAATTACTAAAGCTAACCTTCTTGTACTTTGGCCCGGGATAATCCTGTAAGCTGTTTAGGAATGTACGAAGATTAAAAGGCCGGCCTTTATAAAATACTGCATAGATAGCATCAGCTTCTAATACTTCTTCGCTCTTATATGAGCTAGGATCCACGTGTGTTAATAATATAGTAGGTTTAGGTCTTGCCATTTAATGTTCTCCGATATATTATTTATCAGAAAACAGGTTATATACTATTTTAACTATCGTCTTCGTCTAAAATTACGTCTTTTTTCTGTCCTAAAACAACTTTTAGATCCATTTTAGTTTTAAAAGGTCCCACATATACATTAGTCTTAACAGTGGATAATCTAGGACATAAACTAGTACACCAACCATTTTTAAATCTTAATCCATACCAACCCGCAACGTGTGTGCTTTTACTTTCTGCTTTTTTAGTAAATGTCGGAAATCCGTCGATCTCTTTTACATTAAAGACTTCTTCTTGGTCTGTTGGGTAACTCATGACCTCAAGATGTCCGCCATGCGTTAAATCGCGTACGACAAACTCAATGCCAAGATCTTTGAGATCGTTGGCACTATACGCCACTATGTCTTTGCGTTTAAGATTAATAGTATAGTTATTATCTTTAAAGTTCATCATGCCAACCCGTTTGGCATTTTCTTCTAATATCCAAAACTTATCTTTAATTACACTTTTTGCTAAAATCATTGGTATGTTGCTCCGAGGTATTCGCCATGATCTGTCATTTTATCTGCGATAGTGACAAGATTCCATTTGCTACAAAACTTAACAAAGTGTAAGCCCACCGACTGTACCCTTTGTTTATTAACGGATTCGCTAATAGTTGTGTCTAACGCTAGTTTAATATCTTCTGGCTGTTCTGTCAAGTCAATTAGCATCTTATTATGCAAATATCTATCACGAACTCTGTGTTCGACTTTATTATGGTCAACCCAACGTTGCAACATCATCATATTCCAATTTAAGCCTTTGTTTTCTCTATCAGCAAACGCTTCGCGTAGTCCAACTTTATTCTTAGTGCCTTTTTCACGCACACCTGGATAAGCAGAAAAGACATTGTCACTGCTGTCACCACGCATACATTTTTCGAACAATAACCATTCTGGATCAGGCGGCGCCAGTTCTTCTTTAGTTTTCTTATCTTTAATGCGGCGCCCTTTTTCATCAAAGATGCCTTCAACGGTAATTAGTTGTTTACTAATGCCATTGAACTGACGAACGTTTGAAGAAAGTAATTGGTAAAAGTCGCTGTCACTGCTGACAATCACATGTTCATCTTCTGGATGATTTTGAATAAAGCGAGCAATGAAATCATCAGCTTCACAGCGTTCATGCTGTAGAACAGTACAGTTAGATTTGGATGTGAGATAGTCTTTAAACTCGTCGAATGCTTGCCAAAAGATTTTATCTTCTTCTGCTTCTTTAGGACTCAGTGCCATACGTGCCGCAGTACGATTTGCTTTATAGTTTTTATCAGCATCTTTGCGCCAGCTTCGACCCTCGAGGCAGACAACAACGTGGCTACCTTTAAAGTCACGCCATACTTTGTTAATGCTGTTAAACATAATGTGGTAAGCCATGCCTACCTTAGTTTCTGCATCTTCTCCGCGGACAACATGTCTAGCACGGAAGAACATATTAGCGGCATCTACCAGGATGTATTGTTTACCCATTTAAATACTCTTGTATAAGTTGTTGATCAATTTTTTCTTTAAAATGTATGTTGAACTCTTGTAGCAAGCTCATAAACTCAGCATACTCTTTAACCGTCATCAGCATTTCATTTTTAATGTTGTCGTCATCGGTTCTTGTTAGGATTAATAATATATGAGTATCACCTACCCATTTAACTTCAAAGTTCCAATTTAATTTTGCTGACATACACTATTATACACGATTATCAATTAAAGTCAAGCCTTCTTACGCTTTTTTGGTAACTTGTCAGCATCAGCGACAAATTTGGCTTCTTCGTCCATTTGGCCGCCAATGTTCTTGCATAGATCAGTGAACCATTTGTCTACCACTTCTTCGTCAGTGGCGCCTTCATAACCATGTTTACGCAGGAACTCAATAAATGGTTTATTCCATTCAAGTTCCATAAAGCCTTGATTTGGATTTTCTCCGTCAAAGTTTGTGTTAACAACATTGACCCAAGGTTCTTTACCTTCTTTGCCTGTAGGTTGTTCTTTTTTATTGAACAGACCTTTTAGGAAATCTTTCATACAAGTTCCTCGACAATGCCTAGTATCTCTGCGGCAATAAACAATCCGCCTACAATAGGTAAGCCATAGATACATAATGCCGCACCAGCGGCAATACGTAATCCGCTTTTAACAAGACTGACATAAAAATGTCCCTTGCTCGTATCTTTAGGTTGAACTTCCATTTTTCTTTTCCTCTAATTCTTTTACTACTTGATTAATAGTACTGGCAACATTCAATGCTGCCTGTTTGTTTAAGATCAATGAATGTTGATCTTCTCTATAACCATTAACCAATATATCCCAAGCAGCCTTGGCCCTACTAAACCCTGGTTTCCAGAATGGTGTGGTAGTATTAACATAAAAAGTCATTTCAATATCTTTCAAATCGTCGTCACTGTTTATTTCAATCCACATATGAACCTGATGATCTCCGTCATGACAATCGCAGGCAATAGTATATGATTTGCTATTGCCATAATCTGCGTCGATCATTATACCTTTTGCTGGTTGTTGTGCTTTCATTATTTCCCCCATCCGTTACTCCAAATGTCTACATGTAGTCTAGGACTATATCTGTAACCTTTTTCTAATGCAATGTCTGCAATATGTTTGCTGTTGGCAAAATATGCCGCGTCTGTGCCGCCCACTGGCATGACAAACGCGGGCCCATTAAACCCTGCATCCCTGTATTCTGCTGTGGCAGCATCTACTTCTTTAAAGTCTTCTAACTTGTCAACAACGAACTTCAAGTATGTGAAGCCACGTGTTTGATATTCTACTACTACTTCGGGACAGACTGCATCCTTCCACGACTCTCCGCTGGCACTTAGTTTAGGACTCACACTAAATGTAATTTGATCTTTACGTAAGTGATAGGAGTCTGACAAGAAACGTTTAAAGTCTTCATGCAAGTGCTGAGTGCCGTTTGTCTCGAAGGTTAGATTTTCGAGATCGCGCATCTTATTTTCACTTAGCAAATCTGGATATAGTTGTTGCCATCCCAGCAATGGCTCACCGCCCGTAATAACAAGATGTACGTCATTACCATTGCGTTGCTTCCATGCATTATTAGGAGTTAATTTAAGCATTTCATCTACGGCTTCATCAATGCTGTAATAAGGACTTAGGTGTTTAAACGCTGGATGCCAACTAGCGTAGCTGTCACAGCCTGTTTGTGCTAAAGGCAAGTCCATAAATGTTTTATACAAATGAACCTTGGCACCTATGTCATCTGGTTCTGTAGTCTTTTGACCTGCGGGCAGGCCAAAGCCACCACATTTAAAGTTACAGCCGAATGTACGAAAGAACACACTGGGTACGCCTATAAAACGTCCTTCACCTTGTGCGCTATAAAAGATTTCGCTTACTTTAATTTTATCCATGTCTTATTCCTGCGTTAGAGCTTTTTAGTTTGTCACCATATTTTAACTTCAGAAGGCACTCCATGTCAAGTGGAATATCACCTTCTATGGCATACCATTCGACTACTTCTGGATGTCCGGACCAAGTATCATAAAGGCAACGAACTCGACAATCTGGAAAATTGTCAGCCAGCCAATATTCTAACTGTTTAGATTCCCAAAAATTAAGAGAAATCAGTTGTTGTGTTTTCATCTGCTGTGTAATCGCCTTTACCTGGAATTACATTTCTTACTCCGCCTTTTGGATTGACACAATCACCAAGAACACGGAGAATTAAATGAACGTGCGGCCAGTCAACAGTCTGTCCAGCACTTTCTCCATAGTTCAATCCTACGTTAAATCCATCACATCTGCCTTCTTCTATAAAGACAGCACCTTGTTTGGTAGCGGCAGTCAAACAATCCGCAATGTCGCTGATGTCATTTGTCTTAGGCACAAAAAGAAAATGTCCAGCTTCACTCACGGGATAGTTGTCTATAAACACTATCATTTGTTCATTTTCTTTAATTGGATCACGCCATGGAAAATCTTCCATTACATATTCTTCGTTATCTGATATAGTTACTGTTGTTTTCATTTTGCTTTGCTCTTCTTTGATTTAGATTCTATTGTAGTAGGAACGTTACTTTCTGCTTTTAGTAATGCCGCACGAACATCACGTATCAATGCCTCATCGTCCCATTCTAATTTTTCAGGATAATCGTTAGTGTATGTGATAGTTAAATGACTACCTTTGACTTTGACCACTGCGGGTTCTGCAAATACTATTTTGGCGCCGCCAATAGTGCCTGGCATTTCTAAAGTAACACTGTCTGATTTCTTTTTGCGTGTAGCCATATTATTCTCCTTTAAGTTTGTTAATCATCCATATATGTGCCGCATCACGTATATACGGATATTTAGATACTAATTCCTCATCTTGGCTCATGTCCATGATCAACTGTTTCATAACTTTGATAACAGAAATCCAATCATCTGCTGTAATAGTTCCTGCTTTGGTTACGATGTCACCGTCTAATTTAAATGTAATAACAGGATCAGGATTACCAATTTGAACAGCATTAGTATGTTGCGTCGACCAACTACTACCATTTGTTCCATTAGTAGTTAGTACCTGCCCTGCGGGTATAGCGGCACCCACGAATGGCGGTATGGCACCGTAACCTGGACTAGAGGTAGCCATTGTGCTCTTCTACTTTCCAAAGTTTGATGCCTTGTCTTAATTTTTCATTAGTAGGATTATATTCATTTTTATCAATATATGCAATTCTAACTTCTACATTCATGTCTTGTAGATCACTCATAATTTGATTAACTTGATCAACCAACGACTTTAATTCATTGGCTTTGGATTCTATTACTGGATCTTTCATCTTGGTGCAAACTCCTGTTGTAGTTTAATATTATCAAAGAATTCTTTCTTTGCACCCGGATCTTCTTTAAAGAATCCTTTAAGTACAGTAGTCTGCGTCAAACTACTGTGTGCCATAATACCTCTATTTTCGCAACATCCATGTACTGCTTGAATGTACACTGCTACATTTTCTGATTCAGTTGCTTTTTGTATTTCCCTAGCAATGTCATTACATAATTCTTCTTGTAGTGTTCCTCGACGAGCACACCATTGTGCTATTCTTGTGTACTTTGATAAGCCGATCAGTTTCTCTGCCGCAATAATGCCAATATAAGCAACCCCAGTAACGGGTTGGTGATGATGACTACACATACTACGAAGTTCACTGCGAACCACGAGCATGCCTTCATAACGGTCTGTTGAATCATTTGGAAATGCTGTTGCGTCTGGTGCTGGTTCATATCTACCTGCCATAATTTCATTAAAATACATTTTAGCAAGTCGTCTTGCTGTGCCTTTACTATTAGGATCATTCTCACGGTCAATAAGTAAACGATCCAACACAGTTTCAAATGCCAATGCGGCTTCATCGATGAGTTTCTCTACATCACCTTCATGTAAATATTCACTGATGTTATCACCTGCCCAGAAGCGTTTGTTATCACGTTTCATTTTAAAACGCAAGTGATCTCCAAGGTAAGCTTCTTCATAGCCTTTGTCGTTGTCCTGCTGTTCTGCACCAACAATGATATTTTGCAGAGTTGTTAGTTCGTTTTTATCAGTCATGTCTGTTACTTCCTCAATTTTGTCTTGTTTAAATTTTAAAATGGTCCCGTGAATGAATTCATCTTTTTTAAATATAGGTTGCATATAAAGTCTCCATGTTAGTATTATACATGATTATTTAGGTCTTGTCAACGTCTTCTACGGTTATTAGCGTTTGGATTATATGGAGGAAGTTCATCTCTTCTACGACGTTGCGGAAATGCTTTGATTCTGGCAGCTTCTTCTTCTCGTTGTATTCGTTGTGTTTCACGCATGGCATCATTGATTTCAATTTGAGATTTTAATAAACTCATATCTACGCCATTATCATCGGCAACTTTGAGTATGGCAGCGATATCTTTTGGAAAACAAGCACCTGCATATCCAACATCTCCGTTTTCTCCAGGTACATTATAATGAGTGTCGCCCAATCTATTATCCTGAGCAAGAATTTCTGTGACATCATTCCATACAACACCCTGTGACTCGCACCATTTGGCAAATTGATTGTTATAAACAACTTTGGTAGCTAACCAACTGTTGGCATAGTATTTCATAGCAGCCGCACTACCAATATCAGTTCTAACAATTTTGGCTTTACTCTTATACGTCATATCACTGTTAATAACATGTGTGGTAATAACACTGGTATGTATTGGATTGCCGCCAATAACAATAATTTTTGGATTCATATAATCATGTATAGCATTTTTAGCAGTTAAGAATTCGGGCATGTGAATAAATTTAAATTTGTATTTTTTATTCATGCCACAGTTATCAAAAATGTCTTTGTACCATTTAGGAGGTGCTGTGCTTTTACTAATAACAAAACCTTCGTAGTCTTTGAGTTGTTCTAACATAGCATCTAATATACTAGTGTCACATCCACCATCTTCTTTTTGTGCTGTGGGCAAACATACATAAATCCAACCACAGTTTTCTTTAATTTGTTTTACAGTATATTGTTGCCATTCCTCAAATTTAGCGGGATCGTTGATCATCAACATATTTCTATCATGAGCAGCCGCAACTGCTGATCCTACAAATCCGTAACCAATAATACCAATTCTCATTTTATTTCCTCTGTAACTAATTCTTTAATTAAATCTAAGTGATTATATGCTTCATCTAGTGCTGGGTATTTACTACGCAGTTTCTTAGTTTCTTCTTCTTCTGCCATCTTGTTCATCGCCCATTGGGCAATCATGTTCATGTCGTAGGTATTGGTAATTTGAACAGTATTATCAATACGCATCCAACCACCACCACAGCTGACTTCAAAACATTTCATAGTGCCATTCCATTGAACAGCACCTGTTGTATTTGGAAGTTGATAACTTTGATCTATTTGATACCAACCTGGATTTGACCCATTACTTTGTATTTTAATCATTTAATATTTCTTTCATGAGTTCATCTAATGTTCTTGGTACTACTTGTCTATAAATTAGACCATTGTTTTTGTTTTCTAGAAATTTTTCAAATTCATTTATTAAATTATCAATAGGCTCCATGCCAGTCTTTTTAGTACGTTCCAATAAATTCGGATACGCTTCTTTATACCCTATAATTTTTGTAGATGTTACACCTTCTCTACCCGGCCACTTATTGTTTATAATAAGATCTTTAAACCATTGTAGTTCGGTATATGCTAATACTAATTGTGGCGTCCATTTAAACCATTGTGCAATAGCAGGTATATTTTTGTGTAAGATATACTTGTCCCAGCCAGTGTCGTGTTCTTGATCCAGCAATATCCACGGGGTATTATCTTTTATGCTACGCGACCATCTTGGATCTCCAATACCCAGTACAGCAAATCCTTCTGTGTAATCTAAAAACTTTAATTGTGGTAAACCTCTGGGTCTATCTATTTGTGATATATCACTTATATATTCTGCATCCTGTTCAAAAAACTTTGCTATATTAAAGTCAATGATATTATATTTTATACCCAATGATTCGCAGACAACAATAGCATAGCTCACATCATACTCGTTGATATAATCTTCAAATCTAAAGATATTTACTATGGGATCTGCGCCTATGTTGATGTAAGAACGCAAAACTAGTTCACTGTCCAAGCCTCCGCTGAAGTACACACATGGCTTTAAACCAGGGTAATGATCCATGGTACTGCGAGCAGCCGCCAACATTTCTTCTTTAAACGAACCAACATGTTGTACATTTGCACATTTGTAACTAGTGTACCAGCTCAAGTTGCTGGTTTGCCTGCCCCAAAGAGTGTCGCCATAACTCCACGTATACCAATTGTTTTCACTGGTCCACATGTTTATGCGTTCTAAATAATATATCCCATATTGGGAAAAATAATCCGTAATTTTTATTAGGATGTCGATGATGTATTAAATGCCATTTGCCTGATGTCAATAAAGAAAAGTTTATATTTTTATTATGTTCCAGACTTTCTTGAAGCACAGCCGCCCATACATAATACAAGATAAAAATCCACCACTGACCCGTTAACCAACTAAACAACAAAGTTGGTATTACTTCAGTTACATATAAATCCAATGTACTAGTCCAAGTATCATTAAATAAAAATAAATTATTCCAATGCCATCCCTGCATTCCATGTCTAACTATATAGCTGTGGTGATCCCAGTGCCAGTTCTTAACATGTGTAACTTTGTGTGCAATACGATGTACCCAGTATAACATAAAAGTCCATGAAAAGAAGTATAAAATAAACATTATATATTATTTAACAAAATATCTGCACTAGAAATACTTGGTCATGTCTATCTAGAACCATTTTGATACATCCTGGACTCGACTTATAATTTTGTATTTTAATCACAGTTGATTTATACCTTTATTAGTTTTAAAAAGTCTATCCCATATAGTAAATATGCTTCCGAAATTATTTGAATTATGTCTATAATGAAGCAACGTCCAGGCTCCCCATGTGATAGGAAAAATATCAAAATTTACATCATATTTTACTGATGTTTGAAACAGTGCCGCCCAAATATAATAAACAATTAATATCCATACTTGTCCTGTTACTAATGAAAACAGGATAGTAGGTACGACCTCAGTAATCCATAAATCTATAGTGTAATCTTTAGATTTATGGATTAACAATAAATGTCTTAATGCTATTCCGGATCCTTTATTCCTTATAACATATCTATGATGTTCTTTATGAATATCTTTTAGATATGGAAAAACGTGAGCAACACGGTGTATCCAATATAATACTAATGTCCAGAGTAAAAAATAAATAACAAACATTATAAATTTTTTAACAAAATATCTGCACTAAAAAAATACTTGGTCAGGTCTTCTGTTTGCTGTTGGAGTTGCGGTAAACGATGTTCATAATGATCCATATGTTGCATAATTGCAAAACATAAATTAGGTCGATGTTTGTCATATGATTCGAAACTCTCAGTCCATTCACTTGGATACTTAAATGTGTCGTAATACATTTCTGTATAACTAAGTCTATCTGGCACCATGGGGATTGCGTTTACTACTGCACCTTCATAACAACTGATACCCAATGTTTCCTGCAAGTTAGCACTGAATACCATCTTGGCTTGGCCTAACAATGTGTGATATTCATCTTTAGTAAGTTGCTTATCTTGACATACTACAAATTCATATTGTGGCAAATGTGTTTTTAAATCACGAAAGATTTCAACTTGTTTCTCAGGAGCGATACGATGTGGAAACAAAATAAGATCACGTTTGGTCATACCTTTGAATGGAGCGAGTGTATCTTCCATATACTCCATGGGCCAACCTGTACGTACAAACTTAGAATACTCTCCGCTTAGGATTTCGTCTAGTTCTTCTTCATACCATGGATTTTCTACAGTATGCCCGTTGTTCAATAGTTCTCTATTAAACATTTCTATATGAAAGTCTGTGGCAAAATAATTGTGATCAAACGCTGAAAAGAATGATTTCTCTGCATTACGTACCCAAGGCTTATTACCAACTAAACGTCCTAAAAAGTCTTGCGGATCATAACTACCGGCGTGCCATAGTCCGTGTGTGACTACTGGAATGCCCAGCAACTCACTCATATATTTTAAATTTATAATACCTGGATGCCAAGCATCAGTAAAGATAAAGTGATCGCCTGCATGAACTGCTCCGTCACAAAATAAACGGCCCATCTGCTCCACTTGTGCAGACTTATAAATATTGGTACCACCAAAATTAAGGAAAGCACCAGGAGTAGTGGCACCAGGAATATCCGTAGGGCCAGAGATAACTTGAACATCGTGTCCTGCCTCTTTAAGTAATTGCGGAACGTGATCTTTCCACTGTCCAGTATAGCGGGTGCTAACTGCTTCTAAATCAACTAAAAATATTTTAGACATTTTCGTCTCCGACATAATCTTTCCAGTCTGTGTAAACTCGACGATCCATCAAGTCATGTAGACTATGACACCATACGCCTGGGTTACTATGACCCCATGTAGTATCATCAATCTTTAGCGTGGCATTGTAGTTATATAATTTAATATACGGAAGTTTAACACTGATCATCGGAATAAACGTATTATACTCACTCCACCCTTCTTCGTTGAATGTATCAGCATATTCTACTCCGAAGTCAAGTGTTACCCAGTAACCTGCCTCTAACAATTCGATGATCATCTTATCCCATGCTTTCCAGTCATCGTAGTCTGCAGGAGTAAAACTTTGACTTGTACCAAGATAAACATGACGCAGACTATGTTCATTAAGTAGACTAACAATTTTATCCACAGGCTGAACTCCCACTACAAACAATGTACGTTCGCCATACATTGCAGTACGTTCTACTTCTGTACCAATAAAATAAGTTGTGGCCTTACGGCCCATTGTATCAATTGCCATTTTCATTCCAATAAATGTATCCTCTGCTATAACCAGCAGGACGGTCGAGGCCGTCAGCAAATGCTTGTTGCCATTCAGTGTCTCTATTATACGCTTTTGTCCAGAAACTGTCAACTATAATATCACCTTGTTCAATCCAGTAAGCCGCATCTTTCATACAGTGATAAAAGCCATCTGTTCTTGGACTAGGAAATATCATAGTACAGGCTTTCCAAAGTAGATTGCTGAAGTCTGTGCTAACTTGTTTTTGACTTCCAAATATTACTAGTGCTTCATTATTTAGAATAGGTTTCTCAAAAATATCTTTACTACTACTCAAGTCAATGACCACATCAAATGTGCCTTGATATTCTTGATGTAAAACTTCTCCCCACAAGTCTTTATTGCTATTACCCACTACTGTAATTTCAAAATCTAAATGATGAATAAGAATAACATTAAAAGCAACCCACGCAAGGAAACCACTGCCCAGTATCAGTAAACGTTTACTTGATCCAGCACGTTCTGCAATTTCTCTAATAGGCTGCTGGATAATATTGATTCCGCAGGCAACTGGTTCTAATATATATTTTGGCAGTGCTTCTGGAACAACTACATATTCTCGACTACGAACATTATATCTATCTGCATATGCTGGTTCGCCCCTAGTAGCAACATAGTCACCGATGACCGTGTCTTCGATGTTTTTACCTACTTTAATTACTCGACCCAAGCCTTCGTGTCCCTGCATACTAATAGGAAAAGGACCAAAGTTGCCCGCCATCATATCGATGTCACTGCGACATATGCCTGTCATAATACTTTGTACAGTAATTTCATTGTCATCACATTTTGGATTAATCCAAGTAGTTTCTATAAAATTGCCAGTGCCAGTTGTTTGTAGTATGCGTGTCATAAGTTTTCTATTTGTCTGTGAATCCAAAGATCCTGTTGTAATTGCTCTTTCCAGAACATATCATTATTTAGGTTTGTAACAGCGTTTTCTATCATAGCCTTATATGCAGATTCTGGACATAATCCTAACTTATGTCTAACCGCAGAATTCTTCATGTCAAAACTAATATAAACATCATCAGCTTTGTCATCTTTCCAATTGGCAGTTAATATCCAAGTAGTATCTCCGTTTTTGAATTCAAATTCACAGAAGTCGTCGACATTGTAAGTGCCGTCATGATTGACGCTACCATAATCAGTATCAATAAGATCTTTGAGTTCATGTCTTTGTATTGCGTTACCATATAGTTTATTACCTTTTGTGTAGTCTGTTAATGCCACATAGTAACTTAACATATGAGGTATCAAATCTCGACTAACACCACCAAAGGCCAGTTCCTTTGTAGTGAACCAACTACCTGGATTTGGAATACGATTTTTATTATTCCAAACAACCCTAACAGTATGACTTTGATCTGCAAGTGTTTTAAACTGTGTAATAGTATCACGATATTGATTATTCTTAACCATCATAAAACGAGTCCCGGGATAATCAGCACAAAGCCATCGCCATGCTTCGCTATTAACAACACCTGGCTTTTCAACAAATACTATTTTACTTAATGCGGCAACTTTTCTTGCTAATTTGATATGCGTAAAGTTTGGAGTACATATGTTCACGGTATCAAATTTACTGTGAACACGAATAGCATCTTCAATGTCTGAAAAATCAGCGCCTTTAGATGTATCCATGTCAACAGTAATTACTTCATAACCAAGTTGAGTTAGCACAGGCAGATAAACAGCCTGGCCGAAACCTAAGCCAATTATAAGAGCTTTTTTCATTGTGCTTCTTTTAAAATGTTTTCAGCTTCTTCCTCATCCCAATCTTCAGCGCCTTCCGCATCATTGTCACTGCCTTTGTCTTCGGCAGCAAACAAAATGTTATGAGCACTGGCACTAGTCTTAAGAGTCTTCTTGCCGTTAAAGTCAGCAAGTAATTTAGCAGCCTTGTCAAGTTCAGTAAAAGGTGTTTCACTGGTAAACACACGATTAACCAACTCTGTGATATAGATAACATTGCGTGGAACCCAATTACTAAGTTCACCGTTAGTACCTTTAGTAGGATGCCAATGTCCGGGATCTGGTTTATGTAACATACAAGCAGTATCATTTAACGCATTGGCACGTTGAACAGACTCAATGTGCTGATATACATTATGACCCATCATTAAGAAGTAAGCAAAACTATCCCACGATGTTCTACTTAACTTACCATTTTTATTTAAGTCGCCTGACTTGTAATAACAAGCATCGCCCATGGTCATGCGTTCGCCTACTGGACTGCCCCAAGGCCAAGGTATATCACTGCCAGCAAGACGTCTATCATCAATGGCCTTATCCATAATGTAACTAAAACGATTATTACGATGAACGTGCTGTGTGTAAGCCTGTCCATAAGCAGTGGCTAGAAACGGACTTGCACAGTCAAACGTAATCTTCATATTAGGATTAACGTGTTCACGCAGGTTACGTTGTACAGCAGTTAATAAACAAGCCAGTTCAAGTTTACTAGTACCTAAGAAGTGAATAACATCGCGACCGGGTTCTAATAACTTTTCATCACGTAGTTTAATAAGTCGTCGTAACATCAAGTCTGCGTCCTTCATGTTATTGCCACCCATAGCCCAGCCTTCAAATGGATAATGCTTTACAGCTTCATACCAAGTATCAGCGTCTTCGTTGGTACCACCTTGAAGAACGTTTAGGAACTTAGTTTTACCTTGACGATGTTTTAAGAAGAAATCATTGTTAAACAATGTTCCACGTAGACAATCGCCAAAGTCTTTAAGACCTGTACGTGCTTGGTTAATAGGTGCGGCACTCCAAGTAGGCAAGTCAAGTACCATGCTATAATCAGCAGTGAACTCTAGCCAGTTAAGAATTGCCATACGAGTTTTATCCGCGGCTCCTACATAACCTGCATCGCCCTGCTTTTCCCAGAAGTGCTGCCAGTCAAAATTGATAACGCCTTTACCAATCTGGAATCCGCCAGAATCGCCAAGAATAAAACTATCAGGATTAGTTTTATCACGTTGTTGAACCATGGATTCTTCGACATAACTCTTTGTTACATCCAACTGTGCATGACCCGCAGAATACAGCGCATCGGGGTAGTAAAAGTATGCCTGTTCCTTGTTAAGGAAGTTCATACCCTCAATGCCGTTTTCAAACTCTTTTGGAATTCTATTCAAAGGAACGAATTCTTCTTTTTGTTGCTTGCTGATAAAAGTTTGATAAAAACCGCTGATACTCGGCAAAAAGACTGCATAGTCTTTATTGCGTGTTTTTAAATCTACTGTACTTTTTTTACTTAACATATAATTCTCCTAGGTTGGAGACACTATTTAGGTCGTTAAACTTAAATTGGCACATAGCCGGTGTCAGTACTTTTCATTGTACTGGCAAAGCTAGTCCAAGCACTCTTATAAAGTCCCACATGGATCTTTAATTTCTTTGGGGTACGATCATTAGTAATTTGTATATTAATGTCGTATGTATAACTGTGCTCTTTCAACACAATTTCTGTGATTTCAAAACTATGCATCCATCTCTGGTCGCACATGTCTTGTAGATATTTGCAGAACATGTCTGCGGCCATGTGTCCAAGACCATCTTGTAACACTCCATCGTACATCTCACTAATTTTCAACAAATCATATTTGATATCGTTGATATTAATCATTGCACGACTTACATAAGAATTATTGTTGTTATGCACTGTTCTCACCTTACTTCTGTTCAAATTGAATGTGGCATCCATTTTCACCGTCCTCACTTACTTCTATTGTCACTGCTCTACCGGGATAGCGAGCATTAATTTGTGTGTATAAATCCTCTGCGATCATCTCGCAACTTTTAAAGTCTAATGCTAGTATAGCACCTTTATAAAGATTTTCCAACCAGCGTTTGAATTGAATAAATTCAATGTCACGATCATCATGAAACACTTCAATGGCTACTTTGAAATGAAACATGTGTCTGTGAGGATAGCCAAGAAAGCTAACATCATATTCATCTCCTGTAGCCAAGTTAGGATCAGTTAGAGCCGCTGGATACTTGTGTATGCCTTCCTTACGAAAGGTAACCCAGATCATTTTTTTCATTTCAGAACCTCGATGCTTGGATACTTCAGCGTGTGCTTTACAACAGGTCTTTCAGGCTCAGGAGTAGTAGCAGTAGCAGTAGCTGGAGCACTGACTATTTCTGCAAGACTTTCTAGCTCATCGTTGATAATTACTTCTTCAATGGGTTTTTCAGTATTTTCCATGTCGGGATTTGTTTTCTCTTTATTGAACTGTAACTGTTGATGCAAATCCCAAAATTTCCAATCAATTGCTTGAAGATGTTTTTCTATATTTTCAAGAAGAGATACAATTTTTTCTGATTGATTATCTGTCATATTATCTTTCTCGACTTGGATCTATGTCGTCTTCATCTCTATGTACAACGCTGAATGTATAACCGTTTTCTTCGCCAATAGTGCGAAACATATTCATAATCATCCATAGTTTCCAATCCATGCGATGCATGTATTCTGTGTGCTTTTGCAGTTCCAATAACATTGCCGCTTGAATTGAATCAGGTTCTGATGCTTCTGGTTTAACCGGAGTTAATTTTTTTGTTGTCATATTATTTCCTTAACGAGTATGACCTGGCAAGATGTAGTTATAAACACCAGTGCCGCTGTCGATGGTAATCATACAAGCCACTTGACAGAATTGTACTTTACATTCGCCGCTCATGCCAAGTTTAAGAATACTCAAAAACTTGTCAATGGGCCAAGCGTAGCCTTCTTTCATTGTGCCTGTTACATTGGCAGCAAAGGTCATACGTCCAAAGTGACTGCCGCCTGTGTCGCTACCAAAGATAAGAACAAGTTCGTTGTTCTCTGTCTTTACTGTAAACGTTGGCTCTAGTGCAGAATAGATGCCTGCCTTCTGTGCCATTTCACTTACTTTACTTTTCTTAGGTTCAAAGCTAATATCCCACTTAACACCTTTAAACTTGCTTTGTTGCAGTTGTGTGTCAATGATCTCTTTACTCATTAAACGATACTTGTCATTGTTGCCATCAGCATCTTTAAAGATAAAGTAATCTGGAACATCTGCACCATTTTTACTTACTGTAGATACTTCGACTTCAACGCCTTCTTTATTGTAAAGTCCAGTGAGACCATTTAAGAAACTCAAGTTACCTAAACCAACTTCACCGATTAACGGTGCCACTGGATTCTTTAATTCAGCTTCTAGGACCACGTTGCGTTTTTCGTCACAGGTCCATATTTCTGTGCTAGTATCAGTGCCTGTGATCTTTGCCAAGTCAAAAAAGCCGAGGCTGGCTGTGTGTCGCACGATATCAAAAATTGCGTCTTTCATTATTTTCTCCTATACGCTAGTATAGCGTATTTAGGTTAGTATGTCAACTGTTATAACTATCCATGTTACCAAAACATGATTAAGTTGACCTTTGATACGACATGCACCAAGCATATCGTGTATTCTATTTAGTTACGCAAACAAACTTTCAAAGGTGTTTGTTTGATCACTTGCTCGAATATCCCAATCAAGAACACCAATTAAGTTTTCTACTTTATTGTTGATGATTGTTTCTTCCATCGCACCATGGTCAAAAGGCATGTCCTTGAACCATTCTGGCAATCTCATTTCGTCAATTGGATGTGCAATACTTGTGATACCCATTGGATTGGATTTTAGTTTACAGACAATAACTTTCATACCATCCGTAACATCCAAACTTGCTTGGTCACCGTGTGCTTTCTTAAACCTATTCCAATTGATAGCCGCCATAGCATGTCCAACTCCGCACTTGCCAGTCTTCTCAAAGACTTCAGTATGTTTGGTCAAGTTGTTAACACGCTTAGGAGTACCTTTCTCCCAACCTGGTCGCTCTTTAAATGCCGTTCTAAATTCATTGATGGCATCAATAACGTCTTGCTTGTCCTGACCATTAAGAACCATTAGTAAAATCTTTTCCAAGAAACGTTGCATGAACTCTGGAGTATCTGCTCGCTTCAAATCAAGACCCATGGCCTTGATCTCACCAAGACTTCCATCAATGTCTTTACGTTTACCTTCTTTGTCGTAGATAAGAACAGCATAACGCTTTTTAGTAATAAACAAGCCTTTACTGGCAACTACTTCTCGACCAGCTTTAATAATCTCACCCAAATTAGTTGGACAGTTAAATGCTGTATTCATAAACAATGGGAAGGTAGCATTAACTTCATCAGCAACCATATCATAGAGCTCGATGATTTTATCGCGAGTCCAATCTACTTCACCTCGGTCAATCTGTCCTTTGTAAACCGGATAAGCACTAAAGTAACAACTGTCAGTGTCACCATAGATAATAGTTTTACCTTTGTGATCATACTCACCTGTGAACACATTATTAACTTGTGCTGCCATATGACGAGCAACACTACGACCCAATAGCGTTGTACTTTGACCAAGGCGAAGATCAAAGAACCTACTACCAGCATTGAGCAAAGCGCCATACAACGAGTTCAAATTAATTTTCTTAACTAACTGTCGCTTGTCCCAGTACTCAAACATGTCAGTGCCATATGCTTCTTTGGCTTTGGCTTGTAGCTCTTTACGTTCGGCATACCAGCGAGTCAGCAAGCCAGGAATAACGCCTTGGTTCTCATAAGTGAAGATTGTGCCATTGGCAGTTAACATCCAGGGCTTGCCTTGTAGATAAATTAAGTCATATGCTTCTGCCGCACTAAGTTCTGTGCTAGTACCATTCTCCCAGTCGATGACAATGTTATAGCCTTTGTTCTTGGCGGCAATTTCATTGTACTCGTGAACAGCAAACTTGCCGTCCCAATAGTCAGCAAAGCTGTTGCCACTGTCTAGCCATGCTTTAATTTCTGGTTTAGTTTGTTGTTGACGTACTTGTCCAACAATAGTTTCTGGACTCATGTTAAGCGCACGGATTAGGGAAGGATACAGACTGTTCAAGTCCATACTGCCAATCCAATCATGAACGCCTTTCTCTGGATAAGCAACATAAGCACCTGCCGCCTGTGTTTCAATTCCATCGCCACGTTTACGATCCATGACCATTACACCTCGGCCATGAGCTTCATTGATAATAGCTTGGTCAGTCATAGCAACCGCACCCATTGTTGTAAGAAACGTAACAGTATTTGCATGTGCCAATACATTAACTAAGTCAATGTATTGTAGTTTGGCATCCATCTTGTACAACAACATAGTATCTTGTCTATTATAAGCAATGAACTTTTCAAAGTCATTGTTATACAGTTGATCCAGTGTACCTTCATACTGAATTTTATTTTCACCCAGTTCAATCTCACCAACGTAGTCTAGACGATATGTGTGAAGTTCATGATATGTAAACTTACGATATAAGTCAAGATAATCTAAATGAACACGACCAATGAGATCGTATGTAGCACTGATTTTGCCATAGCGTTCATATTCACGCTTTTTAGGTTTGGCATTCCATAGACAAAATCTACGACTATGATCAGAGCCCATTAGTTTGATAACACGATTCACTGTGTAAGGAATGTCATATCCGCCACTATTCCAACCACTGACAATGTCAGCGTCTTCAATCAGACTTAAGAACATGTCTAACATTTCTTCTTCAGTGCTACAAAGAATAGTGTCATCAAATCTAGCAACGATTGCTTCGGCTTGATCCTGTGCCATTTTGTCTGGCTTGATCGCCAATGTGATTAATTTATCCAACCAGCCACAGTGTACAGAGATAGCAGTAATAGGATTAAAAGGATCGCTGGGATCGGCAAAGCCCTTAATCTTATTATAAGCAACTTCGATGTCGAAGAATGCCTTGTTGACTTTTGGTGCATCACTGTTTAGATAGTTTGTTTCCAAACAACGATTGACGGGTTTGATATCACTTTCATAAAGTTGCTTGTGACTATAAATGCGTTTTTCTTTATCAAAGGCCTTGTTACTATTTACAGCAACCTTGGTCAGTCTCTTACCATCAATGCCTGTGTATTGACCTTTATTATCTTGATAGTAAAACAAGTAATGTGCTGGGAAACTTTTATACTTCCTTACTCCGTCAACTCGTTCTACAACATTGATAAGGTCTTTATCTTTTACATAAACTGCGTCAACATAACTCATAGTATATTATATATTCCTGCAACATAGATTATTGTAACTATAAGTTGAACAATAATCAAACTCCATTTGCGCCATAGTATACCGAGAACAAACCAGCCTAGATTGCCTAAGCCGCTGATCCAAATGTTTAGTGGATAAACATTATAACTGGTCAGAGCAACTCCCCAGATTAGAATGGCGGTACATAACCACTCAAACCAGAATTGCCAAGTTTGTTCTTTTAGGAATTTAATCAAAGATGACCTGCAACTTGCAATACTTCTTCTACTTCAGTGAATGCATCTTGTTCTTTGGCAAACTCGTTTTTATAAGCAATACGCAATGCTTTTTTGAGTACGCTGGGCTTCATGTCAAGTTCTTCGGCGATGGCTTTAACTGTTTCAGTTAGTCCTTCGTTGAGTGCATTAACTTCACTTAAGACTTGAATGCCTTCAGCAAATAGTTTTTTAATTTTGGCTTTTTCATCGCCAGAAAACATACGCGGTTCCATAAACACTCCTTAATAAAATGTGTTATACTATTATATAGTATCACGCATCATCAGTCAAGTGTTATTTGGTAAATAATGATATTTCTTTTTGTCTAAGTTCGGCAAGTTCGGGACGACGTCTTCCGTTGTCTACCACCCATTTTGCCAATTCGTTGGGCACAGCATCAAAGTCACTGCGGTTGATGACTTTGAGTAAGTTACTGTTTTTGAATATTTCCTCACCTCGATCTGTGATAAAAGAGTCAAGAGCAAGTATTTGGTTTTTAGTTAGTTCTATCCGAACTAACTCTTTAATTAAAGGATTCATTTATCTTTGTTTTAGAGTTGCTTTTAATTGCCAAGCATGTTTTTTATGTGCGTCTTGACGTTCAGCTAAGAAGTTGCTTAGTCCATGATTGTGTGCAACTTCTGCTAATTCATATGCTTGCTCAAGACTAGACAATACAACATCGTTGTCTGCTAATAATTTTGCTAACATACCTTGTGCATTAAGAATTTGTATTTCATCGTCTAAACTAGTTAGTTCACTGAAGCGAGCAAAACTAGCAGGAGCATAAGCATCCAAGGAACGAATTTCTTCTGCAAACTGATCTATACTTCCGTAGACTTCGTTGTATATAGTATCAAACAATGCGTGATATTGTGGAAAATTAGGACCTTCAACGTTCCAGTGAAAGCCCTGTGCTTTTAAATAAAAGGCAAATGTATCTGCCAGTGACTTTTTCATTGCTTGTACTAATTCATCCATGATTTGTTATCCTGTTTATTTACTATTCTTTTCTAAATCTTCGCCTACTAAACGTCCTTTGAAAGGATGTTGCTTGGGACTTGTGCCTAATACTGTGCCAATCTTCTTTGCTCGTTCTTCGCCGCCAACTTGTCCTACACGCTTTTGATCAGCGTCTAAATCTTCACCGATCTTTTCGCAGTCGTTGACACGCTTGCCTGCATTCTTGCCTGTGCCGGGTTGTGTGCCAACTTTTCTATGGCCAGGCCAACAATTTTTAGGACCAGCTACACCTTCGGAGACGAAACGCAGAGTTTCAATCCATTCACGAACTTTCTTTGGACGGCCTTTGCCGCTTTTGTAAGATTTCAATGCATCTAATGTAACCAATTCACTGGGTTTATCAAACATAACACCTTCGTCATTTTCCCACTTACCGACTACTAAATATTTTTTACCTTTTTCAGTAACTGCCATAGCACCAGTTCTACCGCCAACAATTTTACGATCGCCGTGTGTGCGTTTAGATTTATGATACCAGCTAGAATAATCACCGAATTTAGTACCTGCTTCATCCGAGCCTGTAACCCCAGCATTGGGACGGCCTACGCTACGTTTGACCGGAGATTTGCCTTCTGGATCTTTAGTTGGCTCAATGGTTTGACCAGTGTCTGAATTATATTTTCGGCTATAAACTGTTCCGCCTGAATCGGGATTTTTTGATCTAGAAAACTTACCAGTAGCACCTTTTTCTTGTTCAGCACTGGCTTTGACGCCGGCCATCATCTCGTCCCAACCTTCTTTCATTTTTGTTTTTTTAGATTCGTACATACTGCTTTCCCCCAGCGGAACATGTACTGCAATTACTTCGTTGCCTATACGATTTTTACCTTCTTTTCTGACTTTGTCTTTACCATATTTTTCTACAGCTTCTTCATAGCTCATGCTAGTTTGTTTCCAAACTAGTTCTTTAGGATCTCGTACTCGACCATTTATAGTAGATGCTTCGTACATGCTTTCTTGACGTGGCATACTGGGCATTGTTGCTGTTGGTAATGCAGGAATATCAGGATTGCCGCCGCCAGCATAGTCATGAACGTCACGGTCAAAGCGCATGTGAACCCATTCATATGGATCACCGTCTCGAGCTTTTTGTACACCATACGGCATTTCACCATGGTCGCTGTAGTAATCAAACAATGCATGATATAAGTCATCGCTTAGTTCTTGTCCAGCTAAGAAGTTTTTAACTTCGTGCTTGAACTTGCTGACAATGTGACGCATTGTGTTATCGTTTTCCATGACCATTGTTGGATTTAGATTGGCCAGGCCTTCTAAGAATTGTTCGCTGGTGCCATTGGCAACTGCGGTTTCATATAAACCAAGAACGTACCTAGCACTGTTAATGCCCAGTTTAACTTGAGTGTTACCTACAGTAATAACTGCACCTGTTTTATTGGTAACAGCTTCAGAGATCTGTTTTAAGTTATTTGTACCTTGTAGGGTATTTTGTTGATATAGTTCAAATAGTTTCATAATTAACTTTCGTAATTCTTAAATGCGAAAACCTTTTGTAGTCTTTCGTATGCTTCTGTATTTATTTCTTCGCTGACTTGGTCAGATTTTTTAATATTAACCGGCGTAAGTTTTGGGCTTGGCCTTTTTGCTTCCGCCACACCTTGCTGACCCGACATATCCATGATTTGTCTAACATAGAAATTGTAATGACCGCGACGGCCATTGTATTCTCTATCACCAAGCACAGTTTTTAATGCTAGTACAGCATCATTCATTGATGAACCACGCATTATTTTTAATGCGTCAGTGACCAGTGAATCAACTCGCTGTGAAGCTTCTGTTACATCTTGATCTTTGCTTTTCATATAATCACGAACAGTATCTAAATAGTCAACTGCTTTAGTAATCTTTGATTGAACCCATTCTGGCAAGTTCTCATCGCTGGTTAATATACTGCGTAGTTCGCTGGCAGCATCAGCGGCAGTGGCAAGATCTTGTCGAGCCATATCGCCTTCTTGATCATATTCGCCAGAGTCTTTATTATCAGTAATACCTTCTGACAAATCAGCGACTGCAAAGCCAATATAACTATTACCATTTTCGTCACCTGATTGTACAACAAAGGCACCGCCTTCTTCTGATTCTAATTCGCCGATTTCCCAACCCATACGGTCTAATATTTTTTCAACTTGTTGTTGTGTAGCTTCATTACCATTATACCACATTCTGGCATATTTGTGTAATGTATCTTCTTCACCACCTGAACCATCGTCAGGAGCAAACTCTTTAATTGTTTTAACTTCTTCTTGTAGCTTGGCAATCATTGTATTACGTTGTTGATGTTGTTCTTCTGAAAGAGTATTAACGTCTAACTTGCTTAAACGATCTGCTAGTTCATAAAGTTGTCGGGCTCTTTGCTTATCCATTGTTATTTCCATTTTCTAAAACATTAGACTTATCTTTTTTAGTTTTAAATTCTTCAGCTTCCTTTTTAGGACGCTTGCGAGTCATTGCCATGTTGCGTTTCATGGGCACAGCAAATAAATTGCTGGCTGGAGCAGAAGCTACAGCACCACTGCTAATGCCGCCAACGCTGCCGTCTTCGCTGATAAGTTCTTTTATTTTCATATGTTTATTTATGCCAATTTGTGTCAATATAACGTATTATTTTTTCTTAATACTAGTTAACTGCTTTAATAATGGACCAGTTTCAATGTAGTTTCTAAAGTACCAACCCTCTTCGCCAGACTTTGAAACTTTGCTTTTACGATATGATCTTATTCTTAGGAATAATTGTCCGCTGTTAGCGTCAAATACTTCTACAATAGGTAATCCTGATTCATCTTGTTCTACATATCTTGCATCAAGATCTATATCTTGTAACTGTGATTCTAAGTTGGCAAAGCTGGAAATAGAGTAGCTACCTTTTTCCAAGTTAATTAACACAATATTAGGATTTCCTAAAGTAGCAAAATAATTAATAGCCTTGATAAAATCGCTGACATATAAATATTCTTCATCGTCGTAATTGCCGCTTAATAAACTACGTAGCAAATCAGTGACTTCGTGGTACATAAATTGAAATGCACCCATGAAAGAATCGTAATTAGATTTTGCAGTCATTGATTCAAATTCTTCTTTAAAAGGTACAACATCAATACCTAATTTACTCCATAATTCATCTTGAGCTTCAAATGCAGTCCTGCCCTTGGTATCATCGGCAATAGTTGTACCGCCGCCCACTTGTGCAATTTGATCACTGCCTGCTTTAAGACTAATATTAAGTCGTTGTTCGTGTTGCTTGCCAGTTTTAGGATCAGTGACAACAACTTCAATGTCAGACTTCTTACCTGTCTGATCACTCAAGCCATCAGTGATAACATGAATAATATCAGGTTTACCATTTAAATAAAAGAAAGAAGCAAATTCTTCTGCATCTGCACTATTTGCATACTCTACAGCGCCACTAATTTCTTTATTCAATAAAGGTCGTTTTGTAGTATCCATAATTTCTTTGAATGGACCTTCTTTTAATTTTAATGTGAAGACAATACTGTCTTTAACAGTTGCTTGGTTAACATCTTTTACTTTAACAGTGTATTCACCCCAGGTATCTTCTTTATCTTTACCTCTAACAGTTTTTTGTAATTGTAAACTATCAATAACTCCCCAAATATCACCAGGAGCGATAGTTTTAATTTTTCCATTAACTCTTGCTCGCATTTTAGCAAATAATGCCGCGCCAAGAATACCCTCAGATATATCACCTCTATTGCCAATCTTATCTGCAACATCGCCGGCCAACGCACCAAACTCTCCGGTTTTCTTTAGATTGGATAATGATATTGGCCCTTGATCAGTGTTAACTGAAATTGTTTTACCGCCAAACTGACCTTGCGCCATTAAATCTCTAATACGTTTAATTTCTGTTTTGTCAATAATTACTGATCGTCCGTCTACTGTTGGAAATGGCTCGCCGGCAGTGACTTTCCTGGCAAATATATCTATCCTAGGTACATTTGTCCTGCTGTTAGGTTTAATCAACTCTGACGGAGCTAAGTTCGGACCTTCTAATAAATTTTTAAGTTCTAATAATCGCATAATAGTATATTTATTCTTTATTCTTGTTCATCGGTGTGAGCTAAACAGCCTTCCCAGAAACTGTTATTACTGTAGGGACATAAGTTAGGATCTGTAATATCTCTGTCATCGGACCACTTATATCCAGCGGCATGCCCACTACAATCCTTGGTACAAGGATAGCCTTTGAATACGCCCGCTTCTAATATATTTTTCCATAGAGCATTTAAACCTTCTAACATCCCAGATTCATCTGCTCTGCCGTTTTTCATATTAGCGCACCAGTGATACATCTTAGCACGTTCACCACTTGCATTTTTTGCTTTTGATCTTAGATCAGATACACTTCCGTCACAGCTTGCACCGCTACGTTTTACACGTCCAGGACTGCTTTTACCTTTTACTCGACCGTCTGCGAAGTTTTCTGCCACACCTTGTTCTACGCTTTCACTTTTGTATGTGGCTCCAGTGCAGACCCAAGCAGGGCCTGTGTATCCTTCAGGAAATGTTTTTAGATGCTGAATAGTTCTATGCCAACCTTCAATCAAATCATAACCGTTTGATAATTTAGCAACAATAATTGGTTCTGCACTCACACCCTTTTGCTGAATCATTTGTGATTGTAGTGCGTGTCTTTCAGCATCACGCGGCACTTGAAAAGGATTGGAACTACCGCCTTCTCGACTAGCAAGCATACGCTGAGTCTTTGGTGTAAAGATATCAAATGTTATAGGCAGTTTAGTCAGTGTCCATTTACAATTACCAAAATCTTGTTTATTTCTTTTTAGAAAATCATCTAACTCTGCTTGGTCACGGATGCCCTTGGCTTGTGCATATAAGAAGTCTTTCAATACATAATCAGGCCAAGTTGGAAACTGTTGCTTCACAAAAGCAAATAAACTATTTCTAGCTTCCGCCATGCCTTGTTTCTTGATGGGCTGACCCAGGAGAACATTACCATCATACTTCAATCTACAAAAACGATTAGAATCAGGATCTATGTTATTTTCTTTGCACCACTGATCTTTCATAGCACTGGCTCGTTGTTCATTGCTAGCGGAAAATCTGTATAAAACATTTTTATAAGGCCCTAGAATGACCCAAGTGCCATTTGGGCTACTGGGTGGCAACGGATCTCCTGGATTCATCCAGACGGGCTTTTTCAGTGTCGATTGTGATGCTGGACCCGGATCTATATTCAAATATTTTACAGAATAGTCTTGTGCTTGTTTAACACCAGCAGGTCCTGCCATGGAATCAAACGCAGGTTGACCACGTTTGAAATTGACCTGTTCACCAACTTCATCCCATTCTCCGTTTACTGTTATGTCTATCAACTCACGAGCCGTACCTGGAAATTCTTCAAATCGTGTGACACCTAGTCTGCCCCACAAATTCGGTATATCTCTGTGACGACCACGTGCATCTATGTATTCGTTGGTATCTCTATCACGTACATAGGCATGTACTATCGAGTGGCGGCTGATATCTTTTGAGATTTCTTCTTGTTCTTGTGGATTTAGATTTTCCCACTCGTCATCATCCAGTTGCATGTCCGGTACGCCTGCATCGGCGTTGTATTCCCATATATAGCCTATTGGATATCTTTTAGGATTGAGTTGATTTATAGCAACGGCCAATATCATGCATTGTCCTTGCATGTAGGCTGCTTGTGCTTCTGCTCGAACGGCATCTTCATCCAAGCCTTCTGCCATGGTATGCTCTAGTATTTCATCGCCAAAATTTTGATTAAAGATTGCTGGTGGTATTGCGTTCAATGCACCAATCCAATGAGACTTGCCTCCTGGAAACCAGTTGGGGTTGTCTGTAAAATATCCAAATTTGCCGTATACTGATTGCAGACTATTAATTGACGTTGACGTTACTAATGGATTTTCAAAAGGTCTTTTCACACCAAATTGTCTAACAGTGAAGTCAATGGCACTGCCATTCACTATGGGCATGATGTGGCCATTGCCCTGGCCAGGCTTACCTTTCTTACTTTGGAACTGTGGATTCTTGGCAATAAAATCAGCACTGGGAGGAGCCAATGAAACTACCTGCGTTGGAATTTTATTTTGTTCTGCCCATCGTACAAATGCTCTGGTCACAGTTTTACAATCGTGTTGTTTGTATTTTTGTCCTATAGGACTATTGACAAAGGATTGAATAATAGTTTGAAGGCTGTTACCGGAATCTTCATTGACATCCGTGGGCATGAGTTTAGCGATACGTGGCTTGAATAAATGTTGATCACCTTTGGAAGTTTTTAGCACAGGCTGATTATTGTCATCAGTTGTAAACCCTTTAACTTCTGCTCTGCGATTTTTAAACTTGCCCACAAGAACTTCATCGCCCACATCAATGCTAGGCGGCTGATATGATTTGTCTTCTTTTAATTCTAGTAGTCTCATATTAGCTCATTATGGGCACAACTTCAATTTGTACCAAGTCTGTGTTCGGGGCATGTTGTCTTATCCATTGTAAAGCGACACCATTAGCATCTGACTGCGAATTACCAATGCCGCTGAATCTATATAATTCTTGTCCAGTGTCGACATTCATTACTTTCCAAGCACCTGTAAACGTACCAGGTGTTGCACGTTGTTGCTGTAAGTCTGTTGTGCTACCTGGTACAGGTGTAAAGTTCTGTTCTATATCAGGCTCAATATCAATAACGCCGGGAATAGGTCTTACAGCGCCAGGCCTTCCTGAACTAGCAGGACGATCAGGAGTTGCACGCCATCCATTAGCTCTAAAAAACTCTGCTTCAGTTGCCCCATTTGTGTTTAAATTCCATTCACGTCTAACTTGTTGCATCGCTTCAAATTCATCAAAAGCAACAACTTCTACACCCTGTCTTTGATATGGAGAATCATTTGATCCGAAAACCCTCCAAACAAAAGGCGTCATGAGTCTACTAGGTAAGGGTTCACGTGCTAAAGGTACTGTACCGACACTACCAGCTGGTTGTGGCTCACCTGCTGTGGCACGGAATGGATTTGCTAGTATAGGTTCAGCAACAGAATCACCCCAACGTCTTATACCAAACATACGTTTTGCTTGGCTTGGTTGTAGTTCATGCGGGCCGTGATTAATATAATCATCTAAGAAAGTCAGTGCTTGTTCATCTGTTGTAACATCTATAGGAACCGGAGATGACAATCTTCTATTTCTATCCAAGTTAAACAATTCATAACGGTTCTTGTCAAATCTAGGACGACGATATAAGTTCACTGAAGAAGTGTTACTAATACCATTGGCATAACGCCAGCTTCTATAATCTGCGCTAGTTGCATCATAGTTGTCCATTGTTCCATCGGCGTCTGCACTTTTAAATGTACCCAGTGTATTTCCGGTATTTCCGTCATATACTTCCCAGTTGTCAGCATTATCGTCAAATGGGCGAACTGGATAAACAGCGGCAGCGGCTAATGCACTTAATTTCTGGTTCCAGCTACTGGCTGCTTTTTGTAATGCTTCTTCTTTTGATGTAGCAACAACTTCAACGCTGGCACCACTCTTTCCACGGCCATTCAAATCAACACGATACCACATTTTCTTACCGTTGGGTTCTTTGCCTGCCTTACGTTCAAACTGTGCTTGTTTAATAAAACTCTTCAATGCACTTTGAGGTAATTCACCTGCGGCATACTTGGCAAAATAAACCATGGTATTTGTAGTATCTTTGTCATTGCCTGCTAATAACTTATAAAGTTTCTTGGCGTATTCTTCTTTGTATTTTGTTTCGTCTGCGGCAGCATCCATGGCAACAACAAAACGCAACAATGTTGTTTCAATCTTGTCAAAGTTACTGTTTAACCAATCGCCGCCTGGACTACGGAATTCGATATATCCGTCTTTGGTATTAACACTGGTATACTTGCTTGTGCTGCCACTGTGTATTAATTTTGCGGCACTGGTGTTTAAGTGCTCTTTCATAGTGTCTAACAAACGTTTGACATCTTCTGGACGCTGTGTGATATTATCTTTAACAATCTTTAATGCGCTTTTGGCATAAGTGTTACCACTGCGACCAAAGTTTTCTAAAACATATTCGTCGCCCATTAGAATAGCAAGTTTGACATAATCTAAGTTTTGTAAGTCACCCTGCCAAGCTGGAACACTGACATTGATGTGTAAGCCCGTGCTGTCATTTGTATAACAGCCAAACTTATCTGCCCATGCTTTAACTTTTTTCAAGTCATCCAATAATTCATCAATGGGCAATGCTGGACTGACAAATTCTAAGCCGCCGTCTCCGGACTCATCTGCTTCTAAACTGCCATCAGGTTCTACAACATAGTGTAATTCTGTGGCACTGGGTCTTGTTATACTACGGCTGTGATAATTGTCGCTGGCTTGTACTTCTTTACCAATGGCACGACTAAAACTATCAGCGGCATCTTGTATACTAACGTCACCTCCGCTGGTATCTGGATTATGATAATGTGGCCAAACAATGTTATAATTCTGTTCCACGTCAACCATACTTTCCATAGCTTCATGTTCGAGCCATTCACTTTCCATGTCTGCATCTCTGTAGAAATTGTTAGTAAAATCTTGATAAGCATCGTCATACCATGGATCTATTCTATCTTCTGAGACTTTGGCGGCAGCATTTCTGTAATCTTCTTTAGAGGGATCAGGATAATCTCCGCTGGCGCTGGCAGCTACTTCTAGTATACCAAATACATCGCTGGGCGCGGCATTATAGCGCAGCCAATCATATATCATTTCTTCTTTATCTGATTCCCATCGATCTCCAGATTGAGTGCCCAGCCAATCAGTATAGTTATCTGTCATTTGATCACGTAGGCGTTCTGCATCTCTACGACTATTAAAATCACCATCGTAGAAGAAATCATAGGCATCTTGAATACTGCGAACGCTTTCATCTTGTTCGTAGTCTGGTTCTTGGTAGTCATCACCTTCATCACTTTCGGCAGCACCCGGAACAATCATTTCAAATTCCATGCCTGCCTTGGCGCCGATATCTTTGGCAGCACGACGTAGAGCACTGGGGCTCATGTTTATTTCGTTGAGTAATTGTTCTTTTAGTTCTAAGTATTTCATGATACGACTTTCGTTGTAATCTTATATTTATTGTAATAATTATGTATATCAAAGATCACAGTTTTGTAATCATTGTGTAGCCAATGATATATATAAAACTTTAACAAGTTAGTTGAATCTTTATTAAATCTAGTGGCATTTACTCTTGCTATAGATAAAGCAGGATAACGTTGTTTTAACTTGGCAATGATTGTTTCATCGTAATCGTCTACGATAACATCAATAGTTGTATAAGTTTGATTTACTCGTCTCATTGTTGTTTCTTGTTAGTCAAAGACCAACCTTTGTCATTTGTAGATTCATTGGCACTGGAAATCTGTTTTAATTTGTTTTGTTTTAACCATAGTTGAAATTGTTCCGGACTTCTAAATCTTTTATCTACAGTGGGTCGCCCGTTTTTATCTTTGTTTTTATCAAACCAAGTACGTTGTTTTGCCAATGTGGTAGGATCTTGAGCATTTAGATCACCAGCAAAGTAATCACGCATAGTTGCTAAACTTGCTTCGTCCAAATCTTGTTCTTTCATCATCCAATCGGGTGGTGGCGTTTTAGTTATATATTGACTGGCAATTTTTCCATTTTGTGTTACTGTTATACGATATTCGCCATCAGCATTTGGTCCAGTAACATCTGAAATTCTCTTTTGATTGACAGAAGGGCTTCCTGTTTGTTTTTGTATAGTTTGATCAGATTTTACATGACTTGCGTATTGACCTGAATGCCAACTAGGATCATCCATAGAAGTGCCGGCCTGCGCACCACCAATGGCGGCTGCCCCTAAAGCAAGGCCTGCGGCAGTATTTTTAAGCCAGCCTTCATCTGTTTCTTGTTTTGTAGGAACATCAAATACTGTATAGTATCTCTGTGTCTTTTCATTCCATACTGTGCGACCTTTAACACCACTTAGTTTCTCTTGACTTGTCATTTGATCCCAAGTCTTGGCTACTGTTTGTTGTTCTTCCGCCATGCCTTGCTTTTGAGATTTCTTAGCCGCCTGATAGAAAAATCTCAAGTCTTGTTTCTCATCAGGGAGAACAACACCTTCGCTGCCATTTTCCAAAGATTCATAAAATATTTCATCTAT